CACTCAGAAAGAGCACATGGAAATCGCTGAGCAAGCTAGATGTATTTTTTCTTGCAAGTTCCCTGCAGTCTCTGAGGCATTGGGATGGGTCAATGAATGTGATTGTTCAGAGTTTCAACCAGCCGTTTTGATTAGACCATGAAGAAAAAAGTATTTAAAGAATTAATTCAAAAGCCTTTGCGGTTTCATCATCAAGATATTCATGAAGAACTTGAAGATATTAAAACAATTTTAATGGAGATACGTTCATGCCTACCTACAAATTTAAAGACGAATCCACAGGAGAAATCTTCGAAAAGTTCATGAGTATTCATGACCTCGATAAATATAAAGAGGATAACCCGCAACTTACACAGATGCATTATCCTCCTAATGTAGTTTATGGGGCACCAACACTACCTAGTGGATTCCGAGACAGAATGAAGGAGATTCAAAAGAATCACCCAAAATCAAACCTATCCCAATACACATAGGCATATGCCAGCAAGAAAGAGAAAGAACGGCACTACTTCCATTAATAACATGTCTAGCAAACAAATGAGAAGAAAAAAACCAATTAATACGGAACATCTTCTCAACATAGAACCAATAACCGAGACCCAAACTAAAGTATTTGAGTCTTATGCTGATGGAAAAAACTTAGTTCTACATGGATGTGCAGGAACAGGTAAAACATTTATTAGTTTATATCTAGCACTAAAAGATGTTTTGAATGAGCACACACCATATGATAAAGTTTATATCGTTCGTTCTCTCGTTCCTACTAGAGAAATTGGATTCCTCCCAGGAGATCATGAAGATAAATCAAATTTATACCAAATTCCATACAAAAATATGGTAAAGTATATGTTTGAAATGCCTAGTGATCAGGAGTTTGAACTTTTATATGCCAATCTTAGAGCCCAAGAAACTGTTTCTTTTTGGTCTACTTCTTTTATCCGTGGAGTTACTCTTGACAATTGCATTATCATTGTCGATGAATTTTCAAACTTGAACTTCCACGAACTTGATTCAATTATTACCAGAGTAGGTCAAGACTGTAAGATTATTTTCTCTGGTGATTATACTCAGTCTGACTTGGTAAGAAGTGCAGAGAGAACAGGAGTCTTAGACTTCTTGAATATCCTTAAGCAAATGCCATCATTTGACTGTCATGAATTTAATGTTAATGATATTGTTAGATCTGGATTAGTTAAAGAATATCTAGTAACCAAAAATAACCTAGGATTTTGATAATGAATGTAGTTTATGATGAGTTTATTGGAATATATGAAAATGTAGTATCCAGTGATTTCTGTCAAAAAGCAATTGCTCATTTTGACTATCTTGAAGAAACTGGATACTACATTAAATCAAGGCTTGGTAGAAATCCATTGCAGGTTTCTGATAAACAATTATTTTTGACCGATACTCCATTCTCTGAAGACTTTAAATTGCATTCATTGCATAAGTCAATCTCTCATGAATTTAATGCAGGTATAAGTGAGTGTTTAGATCATTATAGATCTAAGTATAGTTATTTGTTAGACTTGGATAATGTAACGGTTAATGATTTAAAGGTTCAAAAAACAAGACCAGGAGAAGGATTCCATGCTTGGCATTGTGAATCCTTTGATCGTTATACTGCAACACGAATATTGACACTGCAGCTCTATTTGAATACAATAGAAGACGGTGGAGAAACCGAATTCTTGTATCAATCGAAGAGAATTTCCCCAGAACAAGGAAAGCTTTTAATATGGCCTGCTGGATATACTCACATCCATAGAGGCAATCCTCCATTGAAAGATACCAAATATATTATTACTACTTGGATGACTTATGTTTAACTATGTTGGAATGCCTGTTTTAGTCAATGATGCTGAAGCAATACAAAAAGATGGAAAGAGATATTATCCTACACCATCAGGAAACTTATATCCTAGCGTTACTACAGTAACTGGAGTAAGAACTGATATTTCTAAATGGAGAGCGCGTGTTGGAGAAGATGTTGCAAATGCTATCAGCAAGAGGGCAACCACCCGAGGAACCAAGTTCCATGCTATAGTAGAATCATATCTTAAAAACGATTTAGATGAAACGGTGGAAGGTCTTCCCAAATACCTTTTTGGGGCTGCTCGTAAGACTCTTGATAGGATATCTGATATACATTGTATTGAGCAATATCTTTACAGTGATTATCTACGCCTCGCTGGGAGGGTTGATTGCGTGGCTAGCTTTGATAATACACTGTCTATTGTAGATTTTAAAACATCAACCAAACTCAAAAAAGAAGAGTGGATTCAAAACTATTTTGTGCAGTGTGCAGCATATGCACTTATGTATTATGAACGAACTGGAGTCAAGGTAGATAAACTAACAATCTTAATTGCATGTGAAAGTGATATGATCATGCAAGTATTTGAAACTTACAACATTAATTACTATGTCAAATTACTTCATGAATACATTTCCGAATGGAGGGCTCTTAATGAAAAGTATTGAAAATAATTTCATGACCCAAAGCAAATTTACAAAACTGGTTGAAGAGACAGTTTTGGAAGGCAAGGGATTGATTAATTATATTGATGCTATAATTTCAGTGTGTGACGAATATAACATTGAAATTGATACTGTGGGAAAGCTAATTGCAAAACCACTTAAAGATAAGATTAAATTCTTAGCGCAAGAATTGAACTACATGAAAAAAACTTCTAGGGGTATTTTGCATCTGTGACAGGGTTTGATTGCTATAAATTATATCTTGCTATAAAGCTACACTTTAATAGTGCTAGCTATGATTTTTTTAAATATTGTGGCAAGATAAAATCTAAACCAGAAACGTATAACACTAGAAAAGACAAATACTTTTTCGAAAAGTTAGCAAATAAATATAACCAAGATACCTTAGTTGATTACTTTGTGTCGAACTTTATTTCCGAAGATGTATGGGTAGGTGATATCACAAAACCAAAAGGTGAGAAGGTTTATTATAGCTGGAAGAAAAAAATAAATTCTCTTTCTTATTTCTTTAAAGAAGAATTTACAAAAGTATTAGATGATGTTCCTAAACCATATAATCAAAATTTTGATGGTTTATTTGAATCCAATAGTTCACACCCACAAATTATTAAAAAGTATTTTTCTGGTGAGGTTTCCCTGGAAACTTTAGTTATATTGAATCAACTATTAAATTTTGTTCCAAAAATTAAGGATGATTTGGTTATAAAACCAGTAAAAACTAAGGTGTTGAAGTATTCTCCATTTCTTAAAGTGGATAAAGATGAATACAAAAGAATAGTCAGGGAGATTTTTAATGGATAATTTTTTTAAATCTGAATTAGTTCAAGAGGAACTAATTGAAATGCAAAGATCGTATAATGATCTTTTGTCAATGAGTCAAAATCTTCAAAGTTTTAATCCTGAAGAAAAACTAGAACATATTGAAAAAACTTTAGAGTTAATTTCAAAGCAAAAAGTTTTTTATGCTCGTCTGCAGTTGATGTCACATCAAGCGGAAGAAAACGAAGCAGTCAATATGAAATCGAGAATCGACACATTGAGTATGATGTTCTCAGGTCAAGGTCTACTGCAAATTTTAGACGAGATGGAAGCCAAGCTAATCAAATGGAAAAATGAGATCACGGAATCCAGACAAGACCCTTGACAACACCTAAATAGTATGCCATTATATCAATGGCGAACAAGCCAAATACGAAAATACGGAGAATACACACATGTCTTTTGCTGATCTTAAAAAGTCTTCTGGTTCTGCATTCGATCGCCTAACCAAAGAGATTGAAAAGCTTCAAAATCCTTCTGGTGGTGCTGACGAACGCTTCTGGAAGCCAGAACTAGACAAGTCAAGCAATGGTTACGCAGTAATTCGATTTCTACCTGAACCCAATGGTGAGGATCTTCCTTGGGCTCAAGTGTGGAGTCACGCCTTCCAGGGCACTGGTGGCTGGTATATTGAGAATAGCCTGACTACTCTCAACAAGAAAGATCCTGTCGGTGAACTTAATCGTACACTTTGGAATAGTGGTATTGATTCTGATAAAGAAGTTGCACGAAAGCAAAAGCGAAAGCTTTCATATTACAGCAACATTTATGTAATCAAAGATCCTCTGCATCCAGAAAATGAAGGAAAGATTTTCCTCTTTAAGTATGGTAAAAAAATCTGGGATAAAATTGCAGAGAAATCGCAACCTCAATTTGAAGATGAACAGCCAATTAACGTCTTTGACTTCTGGAAAGGTGCAGATTTCAAACTGAAAATTGTTAAAAAAGATGGCTATTGGAACTACGATAAGTCAGAGTTTTCTTCTCCATCAGTGTTGAATGATCTTTCTGATGAAGAACTGGAGTCGATTTGGAAGAAAGAATATTCACTGAAAGAGTTTACCGATGAGAGCAACTTCAAGACCTACGAACAGCTTCAGGAGCGTCTTAATATCGTTCTTGGAAAGTCGCAAGCTCGACGAGTTGATCGTGAAACTCAAGAAGACGAAGAATATAGTTACGAACCCCAACCTCAATCCGATTGGGCAGAAGAAGTTAACAACTTCCGAGAAACACAAGCTACAGTTTCTAGAGAAGTTGAGGAAGATGATGACAATCTGAGTTACTTTGCTCGTCTTGCAGAAGAAGACTGAAACCAAATTGAACTTTCAATTCCCCGATACCCGCGCAAAAATCGCGGGTATTTTTTTGGTCTGTAGGGTTTTTATGAAAGACCACCTAAACTTTCATTCTTTACGATATTTGGTGCAGTATATGGAATCAATTTATCGTAATTATATTTGTTATTCTGATTAATCACTTTTGTTTTTGTTTGTTTGATATCGAATTCGTTTAATTCATCATTTGGCAAGTATTCTGTTAGTGCCTTAAATTCATCTACAAATTCATTGATATAACCACTCTTTAGTAAATAGATATTTCTTTTTTCTTCGTTAATATTGGCTTCATATTCATAATTTGAGATTGCTATTATAGATTGTGATGTGGGAACTATAGTTCCATCTGATCTGGTATATATAAAGTTTTCTTTGACAGTAATACCTGCTGGAAGTAATACCTGACCTTTAGTATCTTTTATTTCTAATGTTTCGTAGTGGTGGATACCATCTAAATCACCATATTTTGATTCTACAAATGGAACTAATTCTTCTCTTGTCAGAGGCCAATCTGAATATACATTTATGATATTATTGCAAATTAATATCACCCAATCTAATGTAGAATCACCATAGAACTTTTGTGCAAGAGTATCTGGTCTTTCTCCTTCCTGAATTGAATACTGAGTAAAACCTAAAGCAAAATTTCTAGTCTCTTCTTTGATTTTGATTCTTCTAAAGAAATTTTTAGTAAGAACAAATTGGTCTACATTAGGATCTGCTTTCCTAACATAAACGTTTGGTAGATATTTGAAATAGTTTGCCATTTATTTTGGAGTGAATGATTCTCTTGTTAAGATAGCAGTTTCTTTGAATGTTAAATCGATTTGATATGATACTGGACCTAAATCATCATACCAACCAGCTCTACTTTCGCCACTTCTTGTTCCATCCTCTGAAGATGTTACATCAAATAGTGAATTGTAAACACCATCTGGTGTTAAATTGATATTGAAATTTGTTAGAACCATTTTGACGGGAAACGTCATAATGCTTCTAAGAACACTGGAATTTTTTCTGCTTGTTGAACTGTATAGTTCATCTCCTTCACCCACGGAATTGGATTTATATCTGACAATTTCCAATTTCATAAAGTCTGGAATTGTCAACCATCTATCCCCACGTTGAGTGTCGATGTTTACTTCATTTTTGGCATTGGCAGTTTGGGTATCGTCATTTGGATTTAATCCACCACCACTAATACCAGGAAGCATCGATGTTCTTAAAGTTTGGATGATACTTCTAATCACCATAACTTCTTGAGCATTCCTAGGTGATAACTTAAATGAAAAATTATGAACCCTATTATCAACTCCATTGAAAGTTGTTTCACGATAAGGATTCATAATTTTTTTTCTAGTTAATGCTGCAATTGCATTTGCGGATACTTGACCCCCAGTTCCAAATATATTGCCAATACCACTAATGCCAGATGCAATTGCGTTAAGGGCTACTTCAGGTTTCATTCCCTCCGCAGTAGATTTTAGAGTTGCTGCAATATCAGTATTACCTGCCATTAAAGATCCAGCAGCATTTAATGCACCAACACCTAATGCTCCTAAGTCGTTGTCTGCATAATTGACTGAGTAATTCTCTTGTAATGATCCAGGAAGATAGAGGTATATTCTGGATTTTATAGTTTCTGTGTCTCCTTTGTTTGCTGCTTGAGGAGAACTATTTAATGTCGATCCTCTAATACCACTGGTTGTTCCTTCAGTGGGATTGGTCTGTGTTATATAATTATATGGATTTGAGCTTTCTGCATCATATATTGTTATTTTCAGGTAGTCTTGAACTTGATTTGCAAATGCAGAATCTTTCCCAATACCAGTAACCCCACTCGCAACAGGATTTGGTGTTTTTGGTGGGATTTGTGGAAATATATATCTAGAGGGAGTTTTTGTGCTCATGAGTTATTCTGGAAGATACAGACCTTCAAACCCATTAAAATATAGAGGAGATCCTACAAACATTATTTATCGTAGTTTGTGGGAAAGAAAGTTCATGGTTTGGTGTGATATTAATGAAAATGTATTAGAATGGGGATCTGAAGAAATTGTAATACCTTATATTCATCCAGTAGATGGTAGACCTCATAGATACTTTCCTGATTTTTATGTAAAAGCAAAAACTAAATCAGGAACGATTGAAAAGTATATTGTTGAAGTTAAACCAAAAAGTCAGGTAGATGAGCCAAAACGACAGAAAAAAATGACTAAAAAATACCTAACTGAAGTTAAAACTTATGCTGTCAACCAAGCAAAATGGAAAGCAGCTAGAGAATACTGTGAAGATAGAATGATGAAATTTCTAATCCTTACAGAACACGAGCTTAAGATATGAGACAAACACTGTATGAGCAAATAAAGTTAAAAACGGAGGGTAGAAGGAAAAGTAAAAATTGGTATAGATCTCAATTATTTTCTTCCTTGGATCCGATAGATGGTTATCCTCAGGTTGGAAGAATGTATTTCTTTTCTTACGGAGCTAAGTTTGGCGATGAATTAGAGTATTGGGATCGCTATCCCTTAGTCTATGTCACATCAGTTTCGTATGCTACTGGTCATTTTACTGGAGGTAATTTACATTATGTTAGACCAGTATTGAGAGTTACTTTGGGTAAAATGTTTCAGAGTGGAACTGAAGATTATCCACCAAGAATGCACCATAAATATATTATAGATAACACTTCTGGATTATTCTCTGTTCCAGAGCCAGAGTGGGGAGATATTGGTAAACTTCCTGTAGAGGAGTTTGTGACAAATGTAAACGGAAAATATATGACCCTTCCTAGTAGCTTTGTTTGGAGCAGACCATAAATGGCAATCAACAATCCAAATGATTTTAAGAAATTTAGAGAGTTAGTTGCTTCTGGAAAGGGTGGCTGGGAACCAGCTCGTTCTAATTTATATTCTGTAGAAATTGTTCCTCCGAAAGTTTTACTATCTAAAGTATTAAATCCATCTAATATCAATGCAGCTTCTGATACCATGAGAGCTGATTATGGTAAGGCGAGATTTTTTGCTGAAGGGATGAATTATTTTGCAGATGATGTAACTGTTCCAAGTAGACAGATAACAACAGGAGAAGTTAAGACTGTTGGTTCTATGCGCAGATATGCCACGGGAACAACATTTAGTGAAATTAGCATTTCGTTCCTAGTAACTAAAAATTTATTTCATCGAACTATATTTGAAAGATGGATGAATTATTCTGCATCTGATGCAGAAAATAGAGTTGCATTATACGATCAATACACTTCAGATATTCTAATTAAAAAGTGGGAACTCGGTAGTGATATTGTTCATCGAGATTCCTCTAAAAATAAGTTTATCAGATATAACAAACCAAGTGGAATATGGCATCTTGTCAATGCGTTCCCATTTAATGTTGGCGCCATGTCTTTTAATAATAGCGAAACATCATTGATGAAATTGGATGTATCTTTCTACTTTGAGAGATATAGATTTGATGATCTCGATTGGGGAGAAACTACTGGTGAAATTAATGTATTTGGTAGAAATTCTATAAGCGACATGCAATATGGCGTCTAAATAAAAATATAACTTACAGTATACTTTTGTATGACATTACCTAAATTATCGGTTCCTGAGTATGAACTGACATTACCAATTAAAAATACTAGAGTTAAGTATCGCCCATTTCTTGTGAGAGAAGAGAAGCTTCTTTATTTGGCTATGGAATCTCAAGATGAAAAGGAAATGGTGAATGCAGTTAAAACTATTATTAAAAGCTGCACTAATTTAAAGGCAAAAGTTGAAGAGCTAGCAACATTTGAAATTGAATATCTATTCCTCAAGATTAGATCAAAAGCCGTGGGCGAATATAGTGAATTTATGGTCACCTGCCCAGATGACAATGAAACAAAAGTTGAAATTAAAGTTCCCCTAGAAGAGATAGACCTGCAAGTTCCCGAAGGGCATAGCAACAAAATTCAAATTGATGATAAAGTTGGAGTTGTTATGAAGTATCCTTCAATTGATGTATTCATTAGCAATAATTTGAAGGATAATCCTAAGATGGATGATATCTTTGAATTGGCTGCAACTTGTATTGAAAATGTTTATGATGATGAGCAAGTCTATGATTCATTTACGAAAAAGGAAGCAATTGAATTTATTGAAAGTATGGATTCGGAGCAATTCCAATTGATCCAGAAATTCTTCGAAACAATGCCAAAACTTTCATATACATTGAAAGTTACCAATCCAAACACTGAAGTTGAAAGTGAAATTGTATTGGAGGGATTAGCAGCTTTTTTCGGATAGGATTAATGCATGATTCGTTGATGAATTATTACAAAACGAATTTTGCATTAATGCAGCATCATAAGTATAGTTTAACCGAACTAGAAAATATGATACCTTGGGAACGTGATATCTATGTTAATTTATTGATTGCTTATCTTGCCGAAGAAGAACGTCGTCAAAAGCAACAAGAATCTAGAACATCACTTTAATGAAGGGATCCACGCTAAACGTAAGAAATTTTATTTCAGTAAAGACAAATGCTGACGATCCCTTTCGTCCCTACGTCAAAGCTATTAATAGAATTGGTCATGTAACTGAAGGTGTAGGAAAGAACCTTAGAGAAATTGGAATTCTAATTGAATTCCAGAATAATTGGTTGGATTCTTACACAAAAAGAACCACAACAAAATTAGAAAAGAAAGATAAAAACAAACAGAATCAAGAATCTCTAGCCGAAAAGGTAAAGAAAAAGCTTGAAAATTTTCTCAGAGATAGAAGATCGGAAGAGAAAACAGAAAAGCTTGGGGATAGATCTGTAGAAGAAGGAACAAAAGAAGCCTTAAAAAAAGAAGGAAAGAAGTTAGGGTTTTTAGAACAACTTTTGACTTCTATTGGTAAATTTCTAGAGCCTATTGTAAAGGGATTTCTGCTTTACAATGCATTAAATTGGATAGCAAAAGCAGATTCTGGTCAGCTAAACGGTGCAGTAAAGACATTATACAGTCTGGCTAAGTTTGCTTATAAAGTTACATCATTCGGCATTGGTAAAGTGATGGATGGTGTTGCTAACACTGTTGGTAGCTTTAAAGAGAACGCTCTAGCTAGAACTTTCAGATTCCTTATTGGTGCTGTAGAAATATTAGTTGGAGTAGCTGCACTCAAAGGGGCTCAGTATCTTCTGATGCCTTGGAAAATTTTAACAGATGCCAATTTTATTTTAAAAACATTCTCTGACTTTGGTAAGTTAAAGAAAGAAACTGAAGCTCAGATTGAACTACGAAAGACTGGATACAGAGACAAAGATACGGGTAGAATTTATTCAAAAGAAGAGTATGATGCTATAAAAAAATCTGCACAAAGAGCAGATAAAAAAAGAGCCAAGAGAGCTGGCAAGGGCTTTGAATCCTCGTTATATCAAGATGCAATTGATGCAAGATTTCAAGGGCAATATCATTCGAGGAAAAAGGGAAGACTTTCCAAGCTAAGACAACGTGGTAGAATAGCAAAAGTTAAAGCAGGAAGAGGATTATCTAAATTAGGTCAAAGTGGAATAGATTTTCTTGGAACACCAAAGGCAATGAAGTTTGCCAAGATTGGTGGTGGAGTAATGTCTGTTTTTGGTGGCGTTAACAGAGCAGTTACTGGATTGGCAGAGGGTGAAAGGGCATCATCTGCAGTTGGTGCTGGAATTGGATCCGCTGCTGGAGGTATTGCTGGAGCAGTAGCTGGTGGAGCCTTATTGCCATTTCTAGGACCACTCGGACCTATTGTTGGATCTGCAATCGGTAGCTTTTTAGGTGAGTTCATAGGAAAGGAATTTGTTCCTTTGATGGAGCCTATCTTTGCTCCAATCGGAAGATACTTCTCAATGATTGGTAAATTTCTTCAAATGTCAGTTGGTGGCATTGCGGAAGAATATGGGCAGTATTTTAATAGATTGATGTCTGCTTTTGGTAGAATTGCAGAGGTTCTATCAGCATCTGGATCCAAGATAATGAATTTATATAAGTGGTTCTATGGTGGGCTTTGGAAGAAAGCAGTGGGTGGATTCCAGTGGATGATGAAGCAGCTTGGTAGGCTTAAAGATCCCAAGAGTGTTGCATTGGGTTACTTAGATACTTTAACCTTTGGCTTGACTGATTTTGATGGCATGGGTAAAGCTGCAGGTGGTGCAGTCGAAATGGCAAAAGGTGGAGCCTTTGCTGAATCATATTCTCCAGAAGAACTAACTTTAATTAACATAGGTCAAGGTATACTCAGTTCTGTTACGGGAGCATTTAGATCATTCGGTTATGTTGGTCAACTAGTTGCATCCAATTTAACTTCTGATGTTGGTAGACTATCTAATACCTTTGGTGGAAGAACAATAGCAACGAAGGTGTCTGGAGGATTGCCTTCATCGGCTAGAAGTGGAACTATTGATCTATCAATGAGTTCTGATGCTGGAGATGATAGACTGGTTTCTATTGTCAGTGGAGACATAAAGAATACATTGATGCGTATCATTGAAGATTTACCTTCATATAAAGGTGGAGCTGGAAGTGGAGCTGGAGCAGCACCTACTCAACCAACTGCAGATCCAACATTAACACCTGCTGAAATCCAAGCTATTAAAGCTTCTTCTGCAGATAAAAGAGCAGCAGCGCATTTAGCAACATTAGAAGCAACCGCACCTCAACATGTTGCAGATGTCTATCAAGTCATTTTAAATAGAGCAGCAAAACAAAGTGGGGGGATTGCGGCAGTTATAACTGCTAGAGAGCAATTCACTCCTTATTCTGCTGCTCTTTATGGATCTAGTGAAGATGAAAATGCGCAAGGAAAATATGGTGGTTTAAAATTAACTAAAAAAGAAATATTTGAATTAGCCTCAAAGCCAGATGGGATACAACAATTAACAAAACGCTTTGGTGCAGGAAATCCATCAGTTGCTGCTAGAGTTCTTGCCGATTTTGAAAGTAATGGGCCTCTGGCACAAAATGCTAAAAAGTTTGTAGGTGGTGCTCAATACTTTTTAGGATATAAACATGCAGGGGCAAGAAGTAGACCTGATGGTGGCAACTGGTTCAGAGACCGTTATGCTGTTGGTGGTAAAGTAAGAAAATATCCAGTTGGCATGGGAGAACCATCTATTGGTTGGTATGAAAGAGTGGAAGAAAATTTAAAAGAAATGGCTAAAGGTGGATTATTAAGCACCAATGGAGCAGTTGCAGATAAGAGATTAAATCCAAATTCATCTTTTGCTAATTTTGCTTTACACCACAACAAGCCAGATAGTCATGGTTATAATCAAAGAAAGCACGGACCACCTAGAGATTATGTAATTGTCAGAGACTTTAGCAATCCTGCTTTAGATAGAGGTGCTCCAGTTGTAGCTGGAATAGATGGAAAAGTCATAAGTGCGTCTGGATATACTATTGTATTAGCAGACCGAAATGGTGTTGAGAGAATGCAATTCCATCACTTCGATAGAATTTCGGTAAAGCCTGGTCAGTCTGTAAGTAAAAATACAGTTATTGGTTATCAGGGAAATAAGCCTGGCGGTGCAGTTCACGTTCACTTAGATGCTCAGCCAAAATATCATGAGATGTGGGTTGCTGCTCAGTTAGGAGCACAAAGAACTGGAGCATATACTGAAAGTGTTGAGGGTGGAGAAAGTTCTCCTGGAGGAACTAGTGCGCCATCGATGACTCCAGAACAGCAATTGGATTCTGAGATTGAAAAATTAGTGGAAAATCTTGGGAAAGCATTTGGAGTTTCACCATCAGTTGAACCTGTAGCATCAAAAATTGAACCACAAAAATCAAGTTCTCGCCCTGCAGTTACACCAACTACAATGCCAAATAAAAAGGCATCTACACTAACACAATCTAGTGAAGAGAGGGCATCTAGAAAATTATCAGAAACTGATATGATTGCCACAACACGAACTGTTTTAGTCGAGCAACCAATCATACATAATACAGGTAGTAATGTAACTGTGACTTATGCCCCAGCGTCACCAATGGTATTACCAGTATAATCAATGGCAGACAATCCAGAAGTAAAAATACCAAGAGCTAGACTCTATAAGATGGTGAGCATCCCCAGAGGAGCGGGTGCCACTGTTATTATTGGAGAGAAAGTTATATCTGGTGGTGGTTACTCTTCAGTTGTAAAGTCTCTGAATAGCTTGGGGGCAACTGTCAACAGTATTGCTATCATTGCAGAAGGTATTAACTATGGGTTGAAGAACTCAGTTAAAAAATATGTTGATTCTGCAAATACTATTGAAAAAGTTCAAGACAAGATTACAAAGAAAGAAGATAAAAGAAAGAAAGATTCTGATGCATTAGAGAAAAGAAGAAGATCAAAAGAAAAGGATGCTGAATCTGAGAAAAAACAGGAGAAGGGATTAAACAAATTTGCTAAAGGTTTTACTAAAATAGTTCAAAAAGGGGTAATGGGATTTTGGCAAGCTATAGCAAAGGTTGCCGAATCTGTATTTCGTGGATTTGTTTTATATGGAATGTTGGATTGGATATCCAAAAATAGTGAAAAAATGCAAAAGATTGTTGAGGGTATTGTTAAACTTCTCAAGTTCTTTTGGCGATTGACTGAAATGTTTGTTGGTGTTACTCTTGGAGGATTAGTTAAGTTTTTAGAAAATCCTACGGGCATTAAAGGGTTATTGGGATTAGCCCAATTCCTTGCTGGAATGGTTCCAATATTTGTTGGAATGGCATTCCTCAAATCTCCAGTCAAGACTGTAAAGGGTCTTGCTTGGGTTATTGGTAGTATTGGTAAAATAATATCCAATCTTGTCGCTGGAACTAAGATTGCTAAAGTGATGGAGAAGCTGCCACTTAGAAAGTTAGGTGGGGCTTTTGCTGGTGGCGCGGTAGCTGCTATAGCAGCAAACATTGACTCTGAAGGTGATCTTGGAGCAACCCTAGGTGCAGGAGCTGGAGCTACAGCAGGAGCACTAGCTGGAGAGGCTTTGGGTTCGAAATTGGCTGGTCCTATCGGTGGAGCCATCGGTGGAGCCTTAGGTGGAATCGCAGGTGGAGCTATTGGTGGCAAAGTTGGAGAGTTTCTGACACCGATAATTGATCCGATAAAGAGATTCTTTGGTAAGATTGGAGAAATCTTTAATGCCGTTCTTGGAACAATAAAAGAACCAATAGGTAAATTCTTCCAGCTTCTTGGTGGATTGATGACCAAAATGATGGATATTATTGAACCACACTTACCATTAATATCCAAGATTGTCGGTGGTATATTTAAAGGATTGTTGTCTCCTTTCTTCTTAGTATTAGATGGTCTTATTAAATTCTTAGAGTTTTTTGCTGGTAGTAGTTCTGCGCCAAAACAAAGAACAGCTACAACAGAAAGAGCATACGGGGGCAAAGTGGTTGTTCCTCAGATGGCAGAAGGGGGAACAATATCAAATGAGCTAAGAGTTGCTCAGCTTAAAATGAATTCATTGCAAGCTGGTCTAGCTGAAGCCATGCTATTGCCATTCAAAGCAATAGGTATTGGTATTGTTGGATCTATTAGTGCTATTGGTGGAATGTTTGGTAGCTTTTTACCAGCACCAATAAAAATGCTATTGGGATCTATTCTAGGACCCATTGCTAGCATGTTTGGAGTTCCTGCTTCTGTGATGAATACCATTGCAAATAAAGGATTAAAATTTGTTGGTGGAGTTGCTGAGGGCGTTGGAAATGCAGGGCGAGAAATGTTACAGAAAGTTATCGGAGGAGAGCAAAGTGATTCTGTTCTGAGCTTACTGAAGAGAATTCATAGAATAATTTCTGGTGAGGAAACTCCTCCTCAAAGATCAATTGGTGGAACAGTGGATGGCTATGCTAGAGGTGGATGGATTAGAGGTCCGCAAACTGGTTATCCAGTCTCATTAGATGGTGGCAGATCAGTATCATTTATTGGTCATGGAACCGAATGGGTTGGATTAAAGGGCAGGGCAGCAGGAGGAACAGCTTTTGTAGTTCCATTCAATACACCAGCAACACAGAGAAGCCCACATCTCACTAAGATGAGAATGAACCAGGCAAGAGCTGGTGGGTATGCATTACCTAGGGGCTTTAGTGTGGGTGGTGCTGTCACCCCAACAATTCCAAAATTTGCAGCTGGCGGTAAAGCCTTTATAAGTCAGTCTGGAACACAAGGAGTTATTAATTTCAACAAAACAAAATCAAAAGATGATGTGAAACTAGCTTTAGATTCATCTTATGCAAACACCACAGACGTTGTTCTTGGGGGTAAAACTTACTATGCTAGATATAATCCATACACAGGAAATGTTCTTCAAGTAACAAAGAGGGTGTCTGGAAGTGGATTTATGAATATGCAAAATCTAACTTCATTGCATCCAACAAAACACAAAGATGAATTTGATAGAGTTGCTAAGTCTGCATTTGTCTTAAAAGAAATAAACAATAGAAGATCTGGAATTAGATCTGAGCTTCAAGCTAGATTGTCAGTTACTCCAAAATCTGAAACTGCAAAGAAAGCTCACGAGAGAATCAAAGATCTTTTAGATATTCTTGATAAAGAGCAGATTGCTATTGATAAACCATTAACACAAACAAAGGTTGATACTGCAAGAGCACTACAAGAATATAAAGAAAGAGTTGATGATAGAGTATCTGCAGCAGAATCTGCAGCAGCGGGTGGTGATACTGCCCAATCTGCAGATCAGCAATTGGATCAATTGCTCACTAAATTATCTGAAGATTTAAGTAAAGCTTTTGCTCCTAGCTCATCATCTGCGAGCAGTGGAAGCAAGCTAGATGAAGGTCAGACTAAAGTTGAAGCTGCAATTAAAGATAAAAAGGATAAAGCTAAGGCTCAAGCTGCAGCTTCTAATGGAAATGTAGCAGCAATTGCAAAGGCAAAACCAGCAATTATCGGCGCTCCAGGTGCAGGCTCCTCTGATATTGTTATGCCAAATGCATATCAACTGGATGCAAATAAATACCTTGCACCAAAATTTGGCATGTTGACAGATAACGTTGCACCAAAGACTAATTTGTGGTAGATAGATGGCATTCTCAAAAAGATATACACTTAAAGAATTATCGATCTCAGTAGATAAGAGTTCAACGCTGACTCCATCTGAAGAGATTAATAGTTTATCTGTTTCTGCAGGAGTTTATGATATTAGAAATCTTGCAAAAGAAATTGCAGTTCATGAAAGTATAGATTCTCCATCTGTGAGAATGGATATTACGATGATTGATACTGTAGATTTTAATGCATTTTTATCTGGCAATGAGTTAATTAAATTAAATCTAATAACCGATAGTGATCCTACAGGAAGTGGGTTGAATATTATAATGCGAGTTTTTAAAATTGGAAGTGTAGTAAAGCAAGAAAGAACTCAGTTATATACTCTTCATTGCGTTTCGCCTGAAGTTTATAATAATGAAGTTAATCGAGTCTTCAAATCTTTTATTGGTAAAGAATCAGGAACACAAGCAGTCAAAAAGATTGTTACTGATAATTTGAAGGCTAGTAAAAAAATGAAAGGTGGTATCTTTGAGGATTCTTCAGGAATTATTCAATTCATATCACCAAACTGGAGACCATTTGATACAATATCTTATATTTCAGATAAGATTGTTAGAGCTTCAAATAAGGATCAATCTGGATTTTTGTTCTTCGAGAACAAAAACGGATATAATTTTGTATCAATAGATTATCTTTGCTCTTCATTAAATCCGACGTATAATAATCCGCTGAAGTATTCATACACACAAAAGAACATTCAGCAAACTGGAGGGGGATATTATAATATTGAGATGATAAAATTCCCAGACAAATACAATCATCTTGAAAAGATGAGATCTGGAACGTATTCATCTGCTATACTTTCTTTGAATGTTCCTAATATTTTCGAAAGCGGAATAACAGATTCGGGAAGAAAAAAAGAAGCAGCGAGGGGAAGATCTGCTACCCCTAGTGGAACAAAATTGACCCCAACTGTAGTATCAGTTAAGAGTATTTTTCGTATTGCCAATAAATTAGAATCTCAGTTCCCATATCCAGACTCAGTTTCGAATTATTTGTATGATGGAAAGACATCCTCTAAAGATACGCTATTCCCAGCAAGATCGAAACTTAGGATTCTTCCAGGCTTATCTAAGCAATCCACAACAAACAATACTGCAAATAATGGAAATCAGGCAAATCGTGATACAGTTGCAGTGTCTGCTTATGCAAACGCAAGATATCAGTTGTTAAATACTATACAGCTAACCATAGTTGTTCCAGGCAATACATCTATTGTGACGGGAAATGTAATATCAGTTTCCATTCCAAAATCATTACAATCTGGAGCTAGAGTTACAGAAGATCCTTTATATAGTGGTAAATATTTGGTTGTTGGGCTAACGCATAGATATTCTGCAGAGGGTGTAACTACAACTCTTGTATTAGCTAGAGATTCAATTAAGAGGGCGTAATTATGTCACTAAAAAAACACATTGAAAGTAATCAGAATGAACTGTCAGATGCTATGTTGAGCGATCAAAGAAGAAGGCATCTTGAAGATGAACTTGCAAGTTTAAAGAAATATCAACAAAATAATCCAGAAGATGATCGTGATCCTACAGCATTAGAACTATATTGTTTTGAAAACCCAGGCGCATCAGAATGTAAGAGGTATGAAGTTTGAGGATAATTTATTAGGTCATTATACGAATAAAAGACAAGCACAGTCATATCCAACAGATTGGGCATACATACATGTTTTATTTGAAAAGCTTCCTAACGGAAAAATTGAATCATGGAGTTGGCATGATTATTTGGGGAAAAAGCAAGCATATCGTAGATCAATTCATAAACTGATCTATGAAGATGATCATGTGATTCTGAGAACATTTAATAGAGAATCAGAAGTTAAGTATTGCGATTTAATTTTTAGATATAATGATGGTTGGTGGGAAAGTGATATATCTAGATGTGAGATACCAGAAAAGAATATCTCTTTAGAAACTTATATTAAATTTAATGGCACTGAATATTTTTCCAGAGATGCTGCATATAGCATAGAAACTAATGAATTTTTATGGGGAAAGAAAAAGGAGCAGGGTGAATTCCATTTTTTTAAACACGATAAATAAAGATAAAACATCGATATGGATCAAATTGCAAGCCTAGGAAGAACAGACTACGCTGGTAGAGATGGATTTACTTGGTGGCTGGGGGAAGTAGAAGATATTAATGACCCTGCACAACTAGGTAGAGTTCGTGTTCGTGTATTTGGCTGGTATACTGGGCATAAAGATAAGAAAGCATATCTTGAGGATATTCCTAGAGAATCTCTTCCTTGGGCAACTGTAATTCTTCCAACTGATCAGGCAGGAATTACTTCTGCTGGAACTTCTACAATGCTCCAGCCTGGTGCAGTTGTGCTTGGATTTTTCATGGATGGCGAAGAGGCACAACTACCTTGTGTCTTGGGATCAATTCGTTCATTCAAATCTTTAACTGATGATACCAAGAAAGCCACAGACGAAGAAATTGCAAAGAAAGCAGCAGAAACATCTAGAACAACTATTGCTGATGGTGCAAACGCTGAAGAGAATAAAGTAAATAATCCTGCTGCGAGAGATATTAAGGGCAATGAAGTTGTAACTGGAACACTACCAAAAGTTCAATCTACAGCCCCTGGATCACCTACTGGTGGAACTACACCACAAAATAGTGCAATTTCAATTGCAGAACAAACTCTCCCTGGAAATGTAGTAACTAATCCAATTAAACCTCCATCTCAGCCTCAAGGTATTGGCGATGGAGTAAGCGGACCAGCAGGAGATAACTTCGAAAGAGATTTAGAAAGAATGTTAACCGAAGTTGCTGGTGTTGCAACTATGGTTAAGCAAGCATCAAATGGTCAGTTATATTCACTATCTAATGGAAAATTAGTAAGTGTTAATATTGTTGATGAATATGTTGGAAAAATTAAAAACTTTATTTCTGGAGCATTCTCTGGTATTTTATCGCAATTCAAAGAACTAATCGCTCAATTTTTCCAAAAAGCAATTGGGGCTATTGTTGGGGCAATTTCAAAGATTGTTCCATTAGCAACGATCACTGCAATTTTAGGGATCGTTGAGAAAATCCTGGGTTCTTTCTGTCAATTCGAAGCGCAGTATATTGTTTCTTATGTTAAAAATGCATTTTCCAATATTGATGGATTTGTCAATTCTTTAGTTGGTCAAGTTTTTAGTAAAATTACAGATATCGCTGGTAGTGTTACCAATGCCGTTACTCAAGTTATTGGTAATTTAACAGGAGCGATTCAGCAAGTTGCAGACAAAGCTAAATTGATTTCTGCAGCATTAGCTACTGCTAAATCTGCACTATCTGCATTCGGATCGCTTAAAAAAACATTCGATACAATCTTTTCTTTTGATTTTACTAAGCTTAGTTTTTCTGGAATTTTAAAAATTATTAGCACACTAGTTGATATTATTCTTGGATTTAAGAGTGATTGTGGCAGGAAGTTTCAAGAACCTAGACAAAAGTTTTGGCTACCTTTACTCGGAACAACCGAATGTAATTCACCTAGCGAATTTTTAACTTCATTGGGTTTACCAACCAATGTTGGAGGCTTTGGGGGCAAGACGACATTTGCAGATAATAACTATATTAATTTCTTATACAGTGACTTAAATCCATATGTAATGGATGTTAAACAATCGCTTAATGGGTCAAAAATTATTGATGATGCTACTCCAGGAAAAGAAAAAAGAATCAATCAGGGTCCTGGTGGTGTAACTGTAATTGAAGACACCAGAGGAAATGCACATACTAATGTTCCAGGAAATGAAACTAAAATTATTGCTAGAGATGACTGCAAGACAGTAAAAGGCAATAAAACAATGATCATTGAAGGTGATTACACACTTAAAGTGATGGGTAATTTCCACCTAGAAGTTCTTGGGGCGTTTAACGAAAATACATCGAACGGTATTTCTGCTAAGAAGAATGGATTCAATGATGGTGAAAAGCAGCAGAAATCAGTTCAGACAAAATCTGCCGACCACCAACAAAAGATACAGGGTGATTTTGCTTTCGCTGGAAACAAAGTAGAACTACAGGGATATAGTGCCGTTAAGTTGACAGCGCCCGATATTTCTCTCAAAGCAGCTACTATTACAAATGAAGCTTCAGCAGAAATTGTTAATGAGACTTCATGGATTACTAATATATGTTCAACGGGAGAAATGAACTTTATCAATTTCTTGAACATAGGGTTAAGTTCTCCAACAGCAGGTCAGTTTACATTTGTTGGAGGTCCGATTTATGATGTTACGCAATCCTTTGGTGCATCATTATCTGCTCCTGGTCAGGTAAGAGTTATTTTAGGGCAAACAATTCCAGGTGGATTCTTAGATATGGTTAATGGAACAACAGGTGCTCATATGACAATTGTTAACACAGCATCTGGTGGTATCATCGAAGCTTGCACAGGGGCATCTGGGGCTATTGTCAATAGCGTTCAGAACGGTTTGGCTGCTTATAGTGTTGCGACAGGATTGTATGCTGCTGGATGTAACAAAGGACCTGCGCAGCTCTTTGGCTTACCCCTCCTCCTGAACTAGGGGTTGACACCCCCCTGGGCTCGTGCTATGATTTGTGAGTTACCAGGCAAACGTTATGACTGAAGAAAAAGAGCTGTCTCAAGTAGTTTTCAATTTTATTGAGCGGCAAATTATTTGTATTGCTGATGATGGTGAAAAACGAACCGTGTCTTTCCGATGGGATTCTGAGGGTGCCGAAGGATTCCAGGAAGAAGTCACTAGAATTCAAGATCTTCTCCCCGCAGATATGCTGACTTATCAACTATGAATATTATTTCAGTAGATATCCAAGAAATTCAAACTAACTTTGATTTTTGCTTCTCTTTAGTTGAGAGAGGATATACTCTAAAAATCAAAACAGAAAAGGGTGTAGTCTTAATGACACCTATTGCAAACACCCCTATAGTTCCAGATGCTTTAGAGATGGAACCAAATCCACAAGAAGTTCGTGAGTATGTCAGTGAATCTATAGGTGAACTGACACAAGAGTTTTCGAAACCTGTTCAGATTGTTGAATAGGTCACATGAGACTCAAATCAGGGGGTTGACGGAGAGCCCCCTCCATGCTATTCTAAATAGGTAATGAGGTCGAGAGAAACCAATGAATCTTCCAAACTGGCAGCATCACTCTAAAAAAGAGCAGAAGAGACATTTGAAGCCTCAAGCATTACGCTCTGCTAAAAAGCGTAGACAAGCTTTAAAGAATCGATTGAACGCAACAGGTCGAATATGAAGCGATTATAGTTGATTAATCGCTTCATGGGAATATAGCTTAATGGTTAGAGCGCCCTGCTTATAACGGGGTAGTCTGGGTTCAACTCCCAGTATTCCTACCTGTTGCTCCTTTAGCAATCTGGCGAATGCACCGAACTCATAATTCGGCTAAGGTGGGTTCGATCCCCTCAAGGAGCACTTGACAATCCGAGCAGTTCTGCTAAGATTGTCTCAAATGCCCGTGTAGCCCAGCGGAAGAGGCAAACGACTTAAAATCGTTCAAGGGTCGGTTCGAATCCGACCACGGGCATTCATAGAATAAATATTCTATGAAAGTGGAAGTCTTCCATGAAACAACTAAAGATCGAAAAAGCATACTGCACATTAACTAACGTTGGTGTTGTCGAAATGTTTTTTATAAACAAAATGCCATTCACTTTTGATGAGTTAGAGGAAGACTTTCAAGAACAACTATACAATGCAAATCCGAAAATGGCATCTTATGACATGGAAGACTTGTATAGATATAGTAACTACTTGATTATGGAAGGTTGTCATCCAATCTTATTCCAAATCGAGGAGCACATTGAAAATCCACAAGATATTCCTTTATAGGGATATGCCTCTGTAGCTCAGTGGTAGAGCAGCGGTTTTGTAAACCGCTGGTCGCAAGTTCGAATCTTGTCGGGGGCTTCCGTGTGAAGGAAGTGTTGGGGGGAAACCCCCACATTATGGAGGGGCAATCCGATTGGCGACGGAACCTGTCTTGAAAACAGTTGAGTGTAAAAGCCTTGGGGGTTCGACTCCCCCTCCCTCCGCTTGACAAAATAGAGGTCCATACTCTAAAGTAGTCTCGGGGTTCGGCTCTACCCCGTTAACAAAAGGGCCGCCAGGGGAATTAGTTTAGTGGTAAAACGGGTGCTTTGCAAGCATCAATCACCAGTTCGACTCTGGTATTCTCCATAGGTCTCGGTATGACCTAAAACTAGCCCTGGTCGGGAGAACCCCCTTATGTCTAATCTCACTTTATTGCGATACGTTGGTAATGCATTTGTCATTATCGGTTACTTCATTATGGTTTGGGGAGATTTGCAGTTTGGTTTAGTTATTAAACTAATAGCTGGATCACTTCTTATCCCATCTTTTGTAAAACACAAAATGTGGGATACTGTAATTATTTGTAGTTTTTTCTTTATGATCGAACTAGCAAAGTTATTGCAGTTACTTCTTTCCTAGTTTGTGTAAATTAGGTGGTGGAGTCAATATGACCCATTTGCCCTCGTCGGATGGGCAATATAAATGCCGACTGGTGCGGATGGAGGTATACTCCCGCCGAGATTCCTATTTGCTCGATAACTAAATAGGTGGCGAGCCGAGCGTAGAGGGTTGACATCCTCAAAAAACAGGAGTATATTTACTCCTTTCATAGTGGGGAAGTGTAACGGTTGCACAGAAGTCTCATAAGCTTCAGGTAGGTGGTTCAACTCCACCCCCCGCCACCAGCCCGTGTATTCCAACGGTAGAGAAGGTGGACTTAGAATCCATACAGTGTTGGTTCGAATCCGACCACGGGCATAAAGTTTATAAATAGAGAAAACTGCACCAGTAGATAATAGTGGCTTTACTATATAAAAGAATATCTCAATTAGAACCACTAGCCGATTCAGTTGTAACTGGAGAGGCTTTTTTGCCTATTATCATTTCGGATCCTTTGATTCCAAATAGGAAGGCAAAAATCAATCAGTTATTCAAAGGTGTTTCTGCAGGATCAAAAGCAAATCCAGGTTTAGCTTTTGACCTAGATCGTGACACTGGATTATATCAGTCTGCAGTAAATGAAATTGGAATTTCATTCGGAACCACTGCTCTTTATAATTCAAGAACACAAAATACAGATGGTTCTAGCACCATTGTTATTAGAGGAATTGATACCTTTTCGTCTAACTCTAATATTCAAATAACCCCACAAGGATCTGGGTATTTTACTGTTAATGGTTCTTCTAGATTTACTGATTCACAGTTTTTCATTATTGACGATCAAAACCCTGGTAAACTAGCAACATTTGAAGTATCTGGTATCTCTACAGGATCTGGTGTTAGAAGATTTGCTCTTCCTAATACTGGATCCTTTACTTCTACCACTCTTCTTGGTAATGATACTGTTCAAACTATTACCAATAAATCAATTATCATTAAAGATAATGATTTTTCAATAACAGGATCTTCTGATACTACAAAGATTGCAAGATTCGAATGTGATGCATGGGAAGCACCTGGAACTAAAATTTATAGACTGCCTGATTTTGGTGTAGGTCCTGGGCAATCTACATTACTGGATGATATTTCTGAGCAGAATGCTTTCAATAAAAATTTAGTTAACCCAACATTCTCTAATACTCCATCTACTGATCCTCAGGTTCCAACTAGAAAAGTCTCGTTTAACGCTTCGGGTATTACACAGAATAGAACAGTAACATTCCCTGACCTTAATGTTATTTTGGTTGGAACTGATGCATCACAAACACTGACAAACAAAGTGTATAAAGGTGCAATTTTTTCTGATACTACTTTTGAAACTAAAAAAGTATCTTTTGATATTAGTAATGTTGGTGAAAACAGAACTATACCATTTAGATTCCCAGCAGAAGATTTAAATACTCTAGGAGTAAATACTTTAGTATCAACATTAGCAAGTCAAACACTTGCTAATAAAGTTTTAGAAGATGTTCAGATAAATAATCCACAGTCACTTAATGGTATAATTACAATAGATGCTTCTAATATTACAGAAGCAGTTACTATTAAATTCCCAAATGCTAATGCTGAGCTATTATCAACAAATAACGTAGGTCAGGTTGGTGTTTCTTTTGGGGGACCGATTTCCGCCCCAGCTTTTGGTGGAAAATTAAGACTTATAAACTTCTTTCAATCAGGATGGTAGAGGAAATTAAAAAATGACAGCAGGAAGATTAGCAGCCGCAAAACCAGGGGCAACCACAAATCATAAACTATATTCTCCAGATATTGATAGAACTGGTAGTGTAGTATTAAACGTTTGCAATCAGAGTGGATCTAGTGCATCATATCGTGTTGCATTAAGAGACTATGATCAAATTCTTAGAATTGATGGAGCACAGCCAAGCACATATAAATTTCAGAAAGGGAATCCAGTAACAAAATATAAATTACAGATTACTCCAGGAATGACAAATACTGTTGCAATTCCTGGTTTGAATATTACTACTGATCTTGAAGCTTCTGCTACTTTGTTTGATGTATATAAGCCATCAGATCTGGTTAATTACTATGTGATTGTAGAAGACATCCATACTCAATCGATTAACGGAGCTAGTTTAAGTGGCACTTTCGTTAATGGTGAAACAGTAACTGGAGATACTACTGGCTTAACTGCAACTTATCGTGGTGCTGCAGCAGGAAATGCCATTTATCTTCATGTGAATGCTTTAAATAACTCTGCTACTACTATTAAAGTTAGTGGTATTGGAATAGCGCCAAACGACTTACAAGCTGGATATTTATTACCAACCAATAATAATGAACTATTACAAATTGCAACAGTAAATAGCGTAACTAGTTCAATTACAGTAACTAGAGGTGCATTAGGAACAACTGCTGCAACAATTGCTGGTGGTTATGGATCGACCCCACTTGTTGCTAGTGCAACCACAACAACAGTAAATGAAGGTGCAACTTTTGCTGCAAGTGATACAACTCTTACTGTTACCGACTCGACTGGATTTATTACTGGTGGTATTATTCGAATTGATAATGAATTAATGCGAATTGATAATGTTGTTGGTAATGACATTACTGTTGCCAGGGGACAATATGGCACAGCAGATGTAAATCATAATGATGCAACCACAGTAACTTTATATAATATCGGTCAGCTAGTCTTAATTAATTATTTTGCTACAGGAGAAACTATATCTGGAGCAACTGCTTCAGCAGATCTTCAATTTACAGTAACAAGCTCAGTTAATCAGACTTTCCAATTCCTACTATCAACTACTTCAGGAAGTGGTCATTTTAAACCAGTTAATTTCACCCTGAATAATTTGAGAACTTATAAGTTTGATTTATCAGATTCTTCAATGACTGGTGATCTCTTTAGGTTCTCGGTTGATGCCATTGAGGGTATTAATAATACACCAACAGCAGGAACTGAGTATACAACTGGCGTTATTAAAAGTGGAACTTCTGGTCAAGCAGGAGCATATCTGCAATTTAGTATTACTGATACAACTGCAGGAACAATTTATGTGTATAACGAAGCTGCAGCTTCAATTGGATATGGATTTACTATTAATACTATTAATAATCCAACCTATACTGAAATTTTTGTATACAATTTTTCTGGAGCAGACTTCACGATTGCCGATACATTTACAATTGGAACAACAACACAAACAATTACTGGAGTTGTTCCAGGAGCACATGGATATGTTCAAGACTGGGATGCAACTAATGCATTACTAAAAGTCTCTCTTGAAAAAGATTCGGTTCCTTTTGTAAATGGAGATAAATTCTACGATTCTCCATCTATTGAAGATGGCGCTCGTTCTTATGTTGAAGCAGTAGACGGTAAAATTCTAACAGTTACTGGCGTTGGTGCTGCCAATGCATTGAGAGTTCAAGGAACTTATACTGTAACTGGAACTACAAGTGGATCTGGAACAAATCAATCATTTAGTATTGCTGTTAATGGATCTGGTGCTGCAACTGTAACTATTTTGAATGGCGGAAAAGGTCATGCGATTTCGGATACAATCACTGTTCTAGATGCTCAATTGGGTGGTGGTGGTGCTCCCAATCTAACATTTACTGTTGGAACAGTAAGCACTGCAGTTCATGTTGATGTGGATGAAATTGAAACACAAGATTACATCATGTATGGTAAAGCGATTAACGCAAATGCAACGGATAAAAATTCTAGTATTGTTGTCGGTCCTGGTCAGAATATAATGGTATATTCTAGTGCTGCAGATCTCAGCTATGTCGTGACTGGATTTGAGACTGTATCTGATGACTATGTTGTATTAAATACGCCTAAATCGGTTAACTAACAAATAAATATCTAAGGAAGATAGGTAAGAGATGGCACTTACTCGATTAAAAAATATCATTACGTCTAGAACGGGTCGTATTATTTACGTTAACCCTGACGATTTTGATGCATCAGATGCATATGATAACAGAGGAAACTCTGCATTGCGACCATTCAAAACTCTACAGCGAGCGTTCTTAGAAGTAGCAAGATTCTCATATAGAGTTGGTCTTTCTAATGACGAGTTTGATGCTTTCTCTATCTATTTGTATCCCTCTGAATATATTATTGATAATAGACCTGGAACATCTGATTACGCTACTATTCAACCATTTGATGCAAATAGTAACTTTGATATCAACTCAAGTAGTAACATTCTTTACAGATTTAATTCTGTAGATGGTGGCGTCATTGTTCCAAGAGGTTGTTCACTAGTTGGATCTGACCTTAGAAGAACGAAGATTATTCCAAAATATATTCCATATCCTACAGTATCAGGTAGTTTAGGTATTAATGCCTTAAATGAACCAGGAGCTAGTGCTATTTTTAGAGTAACTGGTGGTTGTTATTTCTGGCAGTTCTCATTATTTGATGGTGATAATAATGGTGTATATTATAGACCTGATGCAATTAATACAATTGCACCAAACTTCTCTCACCACAAATTAACTTGCTTTGAATATGCAAGTAAAGAAGATCTAGATCTTTACTACCAAAAGATTTCAAAAGCTTACGCTACTATTCCTGATACTTCTGGAGTTATTTCTCAGGATCAGATCCAAGCAAGAGTCGAAGAAAATAGAATCGTTGGTCCTATCTCTGACGAATTTGCAGTTTCTCAGATTATTCGTAATGGTCAGACTGCTACAGCATTTACAGTTGACGAACTAGGTAATCCTAAAAACCACGGATTCTCAGTTGGTGTTGCAGTTAACGTTTCTGGTGTTGTAGGGCCGACTGAACAAGACCAGTTATTATATAATGGCTCATTCTTGGTTACATCTGCGCAGGGTAACCAATTTACATATCAGATGTCAGCAGAACCTTCTGGTAATGCAATTGGAAATAATATCTTAGTTAAGGTTGAAATTGATACAGTAGACTCTGCTTCTCCATACATGTTCAACCTATCCCTACGTTCCGTGTGGGGAATTAATGGTATGCACGCTGATGGATCTAGAGCTACTGGCTTTAAATCCATGGTTGTTGCGCAGTTTACTGGAATTTCTCTACAAAAGGATGACAGAGCATTTGTTCTCTATAATCCCAATACAGGCAACTACGAACCACAAACTGCAGGATCTGGTGCTCACATCAATGGTCTTTGCAAATATAGAAAAGGCTGGAGACATTGCCACGTTAAAGCTTCAAATGATGCTTTTATTCAGGTTGTTTCTGTGTTCGCTGTTGGATTTGGCGATCACTTCTTTGCTGATAGTGGTGGTGACATGTCGATCACCAACTCTAACTCCAACTTTGGTAATACATCATTAAGATGTAAAGGCTTTAAGGCTGCAGCATTTACTAAAGATAAAGCTGGTCAAGTTACACATATAATCCCTCCAAAATCTTTAGGTGATGTTCCTGAGATTTCTGTAAACTGGGTTACAATTGATATTCAAAAGACAAGAGCTGCAGCAGATCAAACTAAGCTTTACTTATACGGATATACCAATCAGTCTGCTCCACCACCAACAAAAATTCAAGGCTATACAATTGGTGCTAGAAGAGATAACGTTAATACACCAGATAGATTATATGTTTCGCTGATTGCATCTGGTGCAACTACACCAACAGTTCATTATGCTAATATTCAACCTGCTGGAACTGATGTTACTGGAACTGCAGCAGATGATCCAAATAATCCAATTAAATGGGATTCTGGCAGATCTAATTGGTATCTTCAAGTTGATGGAAACGTAAATACCATCTATACTACTCTTCTTGCCAATTCACAATATCAAAATCTTGGATTCACGCCAACTTCATATATTAGAAGAGTTCCCGATGCAAGAAACTTAACTGATAGAATCTATAGATTTAGATATCTTCTAGATAAAGATTCATTCCCAGTTCCTAGAGAACCTATTACTGGTTTCGTAATGCAACCAAGATCATCTGAAACCAATTCTCCTTCATACAATAAAATTTATTATGTGTATGAAGTTGAAACATACCAAGAATTTATTCGTGGTGAGCAAGACGGAATTTATTATCTTTCAGTTCTTTCTGCCTCTGTTTCACCTACAACAGACAACTTTAATGACTTTAAGTTCTCTCAGAACGTTAATGAGGTATATCCTTCGTTTGATAGAGACAACCCAAATGCTGATCCTCAAGCTTCGGTATCTATTGCAGATAACGAGACAATTGGATTAGTATATGCTACAGATGGTGCAACCCCAACACCAAATCTTGATGCTCAAAGATCGATCACAAAAGAAACTGCACAATTCTTCTTACAAGAAACTGAAAATAATCTTGGATATACTACAGTTGCTAACGTCTTGAATGGCATTACAGTAACTGCTAGACTTGGTGATTCAGAGCAGAGAAAAATTCCACTAAAAATCAGAGAAGCTGATAATTCTGTAGAGCCAATTCCTGTAGAATTGAGAAGATATTCAATTCTACGTTCAGGTAACCACACATTTGAATATCTTGGTTTTGGTCCTGGTAACTATTCTACTGCATTCCCCTCAACGCAGGTTGAAGTTTTAACTGATTCTCAAGTTAGATTATCTCAGTCACTAAAAGAAGCAGCGGGCGTTGCATTCTATTCTGGTCTAAACTCTAACGGTGACCTCTTCATTGGTAACCAAGTTGTTAACCCAGTTACTGGTCAGATTACTAATGCTGACATTGCACAACTTAATGTTTTGGGTGAAGAAAATACAACAATCCAAACTTTCTCAGAATTGGTTTTAACTGATAAACTAACCGTAATTGGTGGTGCATCTAACCAGTTAGAATCTGTATTTTCTGGTCCTGTAACATTCCAGAAAAAGGTAACTTCACTTGACAATATTCAAACGCTGAAGTTTACCTATACAAATGCAGATGGAACAGTTCTTAAGCAATCTTTCTTAGCAGAAGAGAATGCTCAGGGCTTACCTGATCTCCCAGCTGGATTAGCATTTAATGATGGTGATATGGTATACAATCAGGATTGGGCTCCTGGTCAAGCATTAGGTTGGATTTATGATTCTGCAACATGGTATAAATTCGGATTATCTGATACCACGCCAATAACATCTCAGAGATATTCTGGCACTACCAACTATGGTATTGGTATGGCTCCAGATGCATCCAACAGGATGAAGATTGCTGGTAATGTGTATGTTCAAGGTAACATTGATATTACTGGATCATATGGGTGCGCGGATAAATATAGATTAGCTACTGGTATTACCAATAGCAATAATGGTGTAACGTATAATGGCAATGGGGTTCAATCTACCTTTGCTATTTCTTCGGGGCACACTGCATATTCCGTTCTCGTATTCTTGAACGGTGTATGTCAAGTTCCTGGAGTTGATTATACTGTTACTGGTAATGCTGTAGACTTTTCCGTGTCTACAGTTCCACAAACTGGTGATGTAATTCAAATCCGTGAGTTAGTAATCTAATAACCTTATTCTTATAAACTCATGGCAACAAAAATTATAGAGTCACAAATTAATGCTTCTACTAGAGCATTAATGACCACACTTTCACTATCACAATCACTCACACTGCAAGGCTTAAATCAAACCCAAATTAATGCTTTGGGAACTCCTGCAGTGGGAACTATGGTATTCAATACCACTGCAGACCAAGCTCAAATTTGGGTTGCTGATGCTAGACAGGGTGTTCCTGGTTGGACAGATGTTGGTGGTGGCGGTCCTTCTGTTGGTGAAAAGTCAATCATCAGAACAAATGGAACCAATATCTCTGAAAATTTAACTGTAGGTCCTGTTGCTAATGGTGGTGCAGAATTCACAAATGGATTCACTGCTGGTCCTGTTCAGGTTGACAATAATTACACAGTAACTATTGAAAATGGTGCAAGTTGGCTCATCATGGGTGGTGAGGATAATGACCTAAGAGAAGGTGAAATTGTTCAGGTTAGAATGGTTCACTCATCACCAACAAGATATCTAATTCGTTCACAAGATCTGGATAGCAGTGCTGACATTCCTGAACTAGAAATTTCTATTCAGCCCACTCATACAAATTCGAAGATACTTTTAGTTGCAATGATTAATTGCTCTGCAACACATGTAACATCATTTGGCTTTTCCAGAGATGGTAGTCTTTTAACTTCTGGGCTTTCTGGAAATTCAAACGTTGGTGCAGGATCAATTTCTACTGTATATGATGGTCAAGATACTACAGATTATATGTATAACCATCATATAATCTTTAGAGATTCTCCTGGTGTTACGGTTCCTGTTAGATATAGAGTAAGAGCATCCGCATCTTGGAGTGGTTCAGTTAGAGATCTATATATTAATGATCGTGTTTCTAATGATATGAGATCGATCTCTGCATTCTATGCTATGGAAATTAGAGGATAATGAATAGAAGATATTATTGGTCTCAGGCTATTACTAATTTAACGGGTAATCCAAATGCTAAATTTATAATGGTTGACGATAACCCACATGATATGCTATGGTATGATGAAGACACCAAAAGACCACATCCTGATGAAATAATAGAAGAAGAAAATAAAATCTTTAAGAATCTTGGTGACAAAAAACCAATAAGTTTATTAGATTTACTTGATTCCCTATGGAACGATATAAATAATAACAAAATTCCAGGAAAAGATGGGGAATTTTATTCCTTATTTTTAGACTATAAAAATCAATTATGAGCACTCTAAAAGTATCAAATATTAAAGACCTTGCTGGAACTGGTGGATTTTCCATGAACAGTGGTTCTGCTTCTGCAGGCGGAACTATTACGGTTGGTAATTTAGTCATTAACGGTAATATCACTGGGCAATCATCTCAAGTTATACCTCCACAGTCTGGTCAATCTGGAAAATACTTAAGCACTGATGGCTCTAAGCTTACTTGGGGCACGTTATCGTCAGAAAACATTGTTTCTATGAATGTTTACACTGGCAATTCCACTTGGAATAAACCAACTGGTGTAAAATATGTGCATGTAAGAGTTCAAGGTGGCGGCGGCGGCGGCGCTGGTCATGGTGAATCTGGCGGCGCTGGTGGATATGCTGAAAAAATTATCAATGTGGAATCTGTAACATCTGTAGGAATTACAGTTGGTGGCGGCGGTGGAGGAACTTACTACTTTAATGCTGGAAACGACGGAGGAACTAGTTCCTTTGGTGGTTATTGTTCTGCTGGTGGTGGTCATGGTGCTGCTAGAAATAATGGGCACTCTGGTGGTTTAGGTCGTAATGGTTCTGGCGGTGATATTAATGTATGGGGTGGAGGTGGTCAGTCTCATACTGCTCACGGTGGAGGAACTGGTGGAGGTTCATTCTTTGGTGGTTCAGTAGCTGCTGGATGGCCTAATGGTGGCAACTTTAGTCATAACCATCAAGACCATTCGGCATATGGTTCGGGTGGATCTGGAGGGCATTTCTCTGGCTTTAGAGGTTCTGATGGTAAGTATGGTGTAGTCGTAGTTACAAATTACAAGTAAGAAAATGAGCACATTAAGAGTAGCTAATATTAAAGATATTGCTGGAATTGGGGGATTCTCCCTAAATTCTAGTGGTGTTACTAGCACAGGAACACTTAGAGTTCAAAATATTACTGTTAACGGTGCAATAAGTGGTAGTTCAACCCAAATTATTCCATCTCAATCTGGAAATCAGAATAGATTTTTGACCACTAATGGTAATTCTTTAAGTTGGTCTGCTGTTTCCAGTGAAAATATTAACTCTATGCAAATATTCACAGGTAGTGGAACCTGGAATAAGCCAACAGGAATTAAATATATTCAGGTTAGAGTTCAAGGTGGAGGTGGAGGTGCATCTGGTCATGGTGAGTCTGGTGGTGCTGGTGGATATTCTGAAAGAATTATTGATGTAACTAGCGTATCATCTGTTTCTGTAACAGTTGGTGGTGGGGGAAGCGGAACGTATTATTTTGGCTTTGGTGGAGGTGGTGGAACTAGTTCCTTCGGTGGATATTGTTCTGCTGGAGGTGGACATGGTGCAAATGAGAATGGGGCTCATAATGGAGCATTAGGTCGTAATGGTTCTGGTGGTGATCTAAATGTATGGGGTGGAGGTGGTCAATGTCACTTTGCATATGGTGGAGGAACTGGAGGTAATTCATATTTCGGCGGTTCAGTAGCTTCTGGTTGGCCTAATGGGGGAAACTATAGTCACAACCATCAAGATCATGCTGCATACGGTGCTGGTGGATCTGGTGGTCACTTCCATAGCTTTAGGGGTTCCAATGGAAAAGAAGGTGTTGTTGTAGTTACACATTACAAGTAAAACCATGGCAGTATTAAAAGTATCAAATATTAAAGACTTAACAGGATCCAGTGGATTTACTTTTTCCAATGGCACAATTTCTGTTGCTGGAACTTTAACGGTAACTGATATCGTTATTGAAGGAACAATTGGTGGATCATCCAACTCTATTATTCCTTCAGTTTCTGGTCAATCTGGAAAATTTCTTACCACTAATGGAACTTCATTGAGCTGGTCAGCAGTTTCTTCTGGTAACATTACTTCAATGAATGTTTATACTGGTAATGGAACCTGGAGTAGACCAACTGGTGTTAGATATATTCATGTTAGAGTTCAAGCAGGCGGCGGCGGTGGATCTGGTCACTCAGAATCTGGTGGTGCTGGTGGCTATGCTGAAAGAGTCATTAATGTTGAATCTGTATCTTCTGTTTCCGTAACTGTTGGGGGTGCAGGAACTGGAACATGGTATTTTGGTTTTGGTAACGATGGTGGCTCTAGTTCTTTTGGTGGATATCTATCTGCTGGAGGTGGTCATGGTGCAAATAGAACTAATGCTCACTCTGGTGGCTTAGGTCGTAATGGTTCTGGTGGTGATCTAAATGTATGGGGTGGTGGAGGATTTGGTCATACAGACCATAGAATGGGCGGCGGCGGATTAGGTGGTGCATCTCACTTTGGTGGTGCCGTTGCTGCTGGTTGGCCTAACGGAGGCAACTTTAGTCATAACCATCAAGATCATGCTGCATACGGTGCTGGTGGATCTGGCGGGCACTTTCACAGCTTCAGAGGTGCCGATGGAAAATCTGGAGTTGTTATTGTAACTAATTACTTATAAGGAGGTAACATGAGAAAAGCACTTGTAGAACATACTGGAACAGTAATGGAAATCTGTGATCCAGGCGAAGAATACGAAATTTATGAAGGTCCAGATGCATCTTTTATTTGGTTAGATGCTCCTGATGATATTAGTATTCATTGGACTTTAGAGTATTCTCCATCGAAAGATGAATCAATCTGGGTTAAGAGAGAAATTCCTTTCCACGATCCTAAGTTGATGAGACAAGTTCGTTATGGTGATCTTGGTAGTCAACTTGATATGCTTTATCATGATCTGAAAGAAGGAACAAGTAACTGGATTGAACATATTGATAAAGTTAAGGCTGAGGTTAGAAAACCAGAAGCAGGTTGGCCTGATTCTCCCCAAAGACCAGATGAAACTCTGGAACAAATGTTGGAGAGGCAAAGAATTGAAGAGCCTTCTGTTGAAAAGCAACCAAAGATGGCATCTCAAGAACATCCTTGCTGGTTGAAGTATAAGCCTTGGCTAGAGAGAGGAAATTTCTGATATAATTATTAATTGTTTATAGAGGTATTATGCAAATCGAATCCGTCGTAATCGTAGGCGGCGGCAGTTCTGGATGGATGACTGCTGCTGCCCTGAGTAAACTATGCCCTTGGTTACAAATTGCTCTTGTTGAATCGAAAGTGATTCCAAAAGTTGGTGTGGGTGAATCTACACTTGGGCATTTCAACAAATTCCTTAAGCTATTGGGCTTAAAAGATGAAGATTGGATGCCACATTGTAATGCTACATACAAGAATTCAATTCAGTTTACTAATTTTAGAACTAAAGATTCGGGAACTTTTCAATATCCATTTCAAACTGGATTTCATATGCCATCTTCAACTTTAAAGTTGAATGCTTTGGATGAAATTAAACTTTTGGATCCAAGTTTTGATGTTAAATTTGCAGAATTTTTTGCACCATCAAATACCTATCTGGTTAAGCATAATAAGCAATCAAACGGAAATGAAGAATATCTACCAAAGTATAACTTTGAGTGGGATACTGCCTATCATTTAGATGCTGAAAAGTTTGGAGAATATTTGAGAGATAATGTTGCTATCCCAAACGGGGTAATCCATATGTATGGTGATGTTGCTGGTCTTGTTAAAGATGCAGGTGACGATCCTAGTGGAAGCAAAAAGACTGATGTTGTTGTTGGTGTTTTTACAGAACAGGGGCAAACTATTGAAGCTGATCTGATCATTGATTGCACAGGATTCAAATCACTCCTGCTAGAAAAGCAATTTGGTAGTTCTTTCGTTCAATGGAATAACCTAAGAACAAATAGAGCCTGGGCTGCTAGAATTCCATATACTAATGATGTAGAACAAAAAGACCGTGAAATGATTAACGTCACGGATTGTGAGGGGATGAACAATGGCTGGTGCTGGACAATTCCTCTATGGAATCGTATCGGAACTGGGTATGCATACTCAAATGAATTCTGCACCGATGCCGAAGCCAAGGAAGAGTTCTACAATCATCTTGTTAAAAAGTATGGAGAAGATAGAGTAGATCCAGATAAGTTTTTCCGTGTATCTATTAAGCATGGAAAGAGAAGAAGAGCTTGGGTTAAGAATTGTGTTGGAATCGGATTATCCTATGGCTTTGTTGAGCCATTAGAATCTACTGGTCTATTGACAACTCATGAAAATATTATTAGACTAGTAGAGATTCTGAATAGAAGGCAGGGATATGTAACTAGAACTGAAATTGAATCTTACAATTTCTCAGTTGATGATGAAATCAATAATTTCTATCAATTCGTCTCTATGCATTATGCATTCTCTCAGAGAAATGATACTCCATATTGGAGATGGGCTACTACTAAGCATGAATATGATCCAGACATGTTCAACACATTACGTCGAACTGATGAAGTTTGGTTTAGTATTGCTGGTAATTTAGACAGGAATACATATAATGAAAGCATGGGTGGAATGAATTATATTCTTGCTGGAATGGGTGTTCGCCCTATTTCTACACTAGAACATGCTAGAATGAGGAGAGCATTTGATAAGATTGAGACTGATGAAGATATCTTGAATATTCGTGATGGGTATCTTAACTTCAGAAATAGAATGGAAGATTATATTAAGACTCTTCCATCACATTACGAATACTTGCGTGACAACATTTATGGTGGAGTTGATACATGTTTAGAAGAAAAAAGCCCTGGGTAAGATTTTATTCTCTTGAAAAAGCAGTAGAAGATTTATATCCTATCATCCCAGCATCATCTTTAACCAGAACTTGGAAAGGAGAGGGGTCAAAGTGCCCCTTTTCTAAGATTACTAATATTTTATCGGCAGCAACTTGCCCAGGTATTAATCAATACGTTAAAATGGGGTGGGTTATAACTTGCCCTACAGATATTGTAATTAAAACGAACGGTGACGGTTCTAGCTTTGAGTGGGAATCTGGATCGGCATTTATGTCTCAAGCTGGTTTGGTAGGCAACCATCCTCCAGATCAAACTTTACCTATTATTGATAGCCCAAGAGAGACATTAGCAACAACGATTAAAATTGAAACACCATGGAGATGTAGGGCATCTGATGATATTGTGTTAATTCAAACGCATGTTCATTGGAATAATGAAGATCGATTTACCTCTGCTACAGGAATATTTGATCCCAGATATGCACTACAGTGTAATGTTCAATTGTTCTGGCACAAATTGAATGATGAAGTCTTAATCAAAGGGGGAACTCCACTGGCTCAATATATTCCAATTCCTAGAAAAGTTTTGGATAAAAATTGGTATGATATATACATTGATGGCGCTGGAGAAAAAGAATGGCAACTTGAGCATTCTTTCAGGTTTACTTCACATTCTATCCCCAGATATGATACTCTTTCTGATAGGTTGAAAAGAACCATCACAGTTATTTCAAAATACGCAAACGGCAAAAATCTTTAATGGAGAACACTATGACTTTAGACGAACTGATTCTTAATTTCGCTGCACAGATTAAAGAGGCAAGCGAGGAAATTGAAAAGCTTGAAACTGAAATGAATGATGTTAAGATCAATCCATATGGAATCACTAAAATTGATTTCGGCAAGAGAAATGATCTGATCGAAAAGAGAACAAAACTTATGGGAGCTGTAGAAGGTCTCATGATTTATAAGAGAGACGTTCTCAATGAGGATGTAGATACCGATGCTGATGGTAACTTTGTTCTTACTATTCCAGAAGAAGAAGAGGAATGATATATCAATGGGAAGATTCATCAATGGAGAGACCTTCTGGGTCAGTCTCCATTGATCTTTGGGAATCATATATTTGGCTGTTTCATTACGAGGATGGATTTAACTATCCTATGTCTAGGTTGCAGAATGCTATTGGGCTATCGATGAATGCAACGCAGAACCCTGAATATACTGGTAGTGCATTAGAAACAGGAGCAGCATTTTCTACGGCACAAAATAGAGATAATTTACACATATCATATCAACCACATACCTGGCAAGAAACTCAATTTTTTATGCCTTGGTTGATGAATAGAGCAATGTTTGTGTGGAATCATTTGAAATATAGGGGATCGCCTATTATTACATCTTCTTGGAATAATTTACATAAGAGAACAGGAGCTACTCTAGAGCACAATCATAACCATACTCCTTTGATTGCCACATGTTACTTACAATGCCCACCAAACTCTGGAAATATTGAATTTAGGGATCCTTTGGAGTATCATAAATTTGGTTTACCCTATGAACCATTAGAGTATCTTTGGAAAGAAGTTAAAGTTAAGACCAATGATGTTTTATTTTTTCCTGGGTGGATAAAGCATAGAACACAAGTTAGTAATTCTGATGATGATCGAGTTGTTTTAACGATAAATTTTGGAGCATGAAGTATTTTAAATGTATTGATAATGTAGTATCAAAAAGATATCAAGATGAAATAGAACATGTTCTATTGGGTCTTAGATTTTCTTGGAGATATCTTGAAGAAGTTTCTTACTTCACTAAAGAACATATTGATGAACATGAAGGCGAGCCCACTCCAGGATTTGCCAATGTTCAATATGATCGACAAGTTGGCATTGAAGGTGAATTTTTAGATTATCTTATGCCATTATTTTATGAAGCTTCAGAGAAATTTGAAGAGCCTTTGGATAATTTATTGAGAATTAAGTGTGGATTGCTTGTCAAAACAGGAAAAACAACATATAATAAAGCTCATATAGATTACAATATCCCACATAAAACACTTCTGTATTACGTTAATGATAGTGACGGGGATACAATCTTTTTTGACTATAATTCTGATGGCAACAGGATACCTGTAGACAGATGTTCTCCAAAGAAGGGGAGAATTATATTATTTGGTGGAGGCATATACCATTCTAGTAGTTGCCCACAACAACATCAAAAAAGAGTAGTTATAAACGCAAACTTTGTTCCAAAGTATTATGAAGAAAATTAAGATCTATTATCAACAATTTGAGGGTGATGGATATATTCCTGATATGAAAAACTCACCTCTTCCTTTAGATGGTGTCGGTATTGAACCTAAAAGGCAAATTCAAGAAATTCCAAATACAAAGACATATTATGAATGTCCTGCTTTCCAACATAAGGCAAGCAGAGAATTTATTGTATATGCTGCTAGAGATATCCGTCTTGAGATTGATCGGGTTAATAGGTTTGTAAACTCTTCACTGAGAGAAGATCAGTTTCATAAGTATATTCAGGGGCAAAATAGATCCAATTTGGAGACATATCAGCTTCCTATTCCTATGTTTCTTTTCTGGACAAAAGAGAAGAATGTTTGGTTAGATCAATCACCACATCCCAACAATGCATTATGTAATTTCGTAACTATTGGTGGGTGGTGGAATCTTAGCAGCTGGACTAGACCACTTTCTTTTGCTATTGATATTTTAGATGACACTAAACCAATTGTCATTAAGAGAGGAGATCCACTATATAAAGTTAGATTTTTTAAAGAGGGTGATTTGAATTGCCAATTCACTCTAGTTAAAGCAAGACCTGATGATCTTCTTGTGGAAGACACTCAAAGGAGAATTGCTTTAAAGGATGTAATTCCTAAGCTATCAAAGAATTTGATGTTTAAGAAGCAAGAATCTAAATGCCCATTTGCATTTTTATATAAGAAATGACACGCATCGTTAAACCACCATTTCCAACTGTTATTGTTGATAACTTTTTCGAAACTCCAGAAGCTATTCGTTCTTGGGCACTTACTTTTGAGTTTTATAAAGGTAATCGTGGAAATTGGTCTGGATTAAGATCTGAAATTTTAAATATAAACCATGTTGATTTTCATCATCTGGTTTGCAGAAAACTAATCCCCCATATACCAAACTATAACTTCTTTGAATACTTTGATTGCTCCTTTCATATCTGCAAGGAGAGAGATATTGGTGGCTGGGTTCATCAAGACTCTGATGATTTAGATGTTGCTGGTATGGTATACTTAAATCCCGAGCCACCACAAAATAGTGGAACTTGGCTCTATGATCGGCTAAAAGATAGAAAAGATGTAGATTATGTAAATGAATTTGTTACTGCTGCAAATGCAGAATCTGATGAGATTGTTGTTCAATATGAAAAGTATAGGAATGAATGTAATTCACACTTCACTCCTAATTTAAAGGTTGAAAATAGATTTAATAGAATGCTTTTATTTGATGCTAGACAATTCCATAGTGCTGCAGACTTTTTTGGAACAACTAACGAAGATTCAAGGTTGACACTAGTATTTTTTGGTAGAGTTGGTAATATTTAATGGAACATATCATAATTAGAAATGCAATCTCCAAAGAAGTTTGCGATCATATAGCAACAGAATACAAACTAATACGAGCAAATGTTATTGCTTCTGGAGGACCAGATTCTGATCCCACTGTTCCAGGAGCATTTGCTATGTATTCTCCTATATGCTTTGAGGCGCTAATGGATAACCTAACGCCTACAATCTCATCTGCAGTTGGTAGAAAGCTTTATCCTTCTTATTCTTATGCCAGAATATACATGAATGGATGTGAATTGAAGAGGCATAAAGATAGAAGATCTTCAGAATATTCTGTTAGCTGTTGTATAACTAAAGATCCAGTTGAGTGGGATCTTTACATTCAATATGATAGTGGTGTAGAATCAATTAGTCTAGATGTTGGAGATATTGTAATTTTTCAGGGATCAAAGTATCTACATTGGAGACCCCCTTTCCCAGGTAAAGAGCAGGTTATGGGATTTTTACAATATGTTGATTCTGAGGGTGAATTTTCTCATTATAAGTATGATGGGAGACCAATGCTTGGTGCTCACTTTAGTTTAGCTCACCCTGAAATACATGAAGAAATGAAAACATTAAACAATGGAGTTATCGAATGAAATATTATATTATTGATGATATTATTCCTCAAGCTCAACAGAAATGGATTGAAGATTTTGTTTTCAACGAGGAAATTCAAATCCCCTGGTATTATAAACAACATGCAATTTCTGCTGTGAAAAAAAGAGATCCTAGAAATGTTCCTGGATTTTTTCATTACATTTATAGTGATGATACGGTCAAATCTAATTTATTTGACATGTTCTATCCTATTATTCTGGCTATTAGCGAAAGAGAGTCAGAGATTAAATGGAACAAACTTGATAGCATGAGGCTAAATCTATTCCAGAAAGAAGTTGGATATGATAAGGGTTGGCACCTACCTCATGTTGACCACTTCTATAGAAATTCTTGGAGTGGGCTATATTATGTCAATACAAATAATGGAGATACGCACGTTCTTCAGCAACATCTCCAGGATTATACTAAAGAAGAATTTGATAAGATTCAGAATGATAACGACTTTGATATTTTGAAGGAACCAATTAAACCTAAGCGTGGTAGAGTGGTTATCTTTCCAAGCAATCATTTTCATTGCTCTTCTTATGCAAATGACACACACCGATGTGTGCTAAACTTTAATCTAATTAACTTAAACATGGAGGCTTTAAAATGAGATTAATTGATCACGGAACTGATTGGGTTTTATATAAAAGCGATTTTATTGAAAGCTATCAGAGAGAAATTATTGAGGATCTAAACACTGCATACGAAAATTTTAAGAACGTATTTGTCAATGTAGATTCTTCTCTTACTCGTAGACAGGAACTTACTTTTGGTGATCTCCCTCAGATCTTACAGGCGAAGGATCACAACTTCATTGAAAATGAAATGAACAATTCAAACTCAAATTTGTCGGGTTATTCTTTCTATAATGTGTTTGCTTTGACTGCACCATCACCTTATTTTTATGAGATTCAAAGGCAACTGAAATCACTCATTCGTCTTTCTATTGGTGATGCAACTCCTGCTTGGTATCAATGTTGGATGAACTTTCATAGACCAGATACTGTTCTTGATTGGCATGATCATCATTGGGATTATCATGGTTATATCTCCATTGATCCTAAAGAAACAGTTACTAAGTTTCGAAATGGTGATGACCATTATGAGATCGTAAACAAGCCAGGGCAAATCTATTTTGGTCCTGGATATCGAGAGCATAAAGTATTTGTTAATGAAGACTTTAAAGGTCCTAGAATTACTTTAGGGTATGATGTGACTCTCAGAGCATCAATCCCAGATTCTCAATTCTCACTAATTCCTCTTCCATGACCACACCTCTGTTTCTCTGGAATTCACACGCACTAGAACTTCGTGATATCATTATGTCTTTGAAAGAAGGATCTTATGTTGAATATAGATCACATTCTGGTTACATTAAATTTGTCTGTGATGAATATGTTACCATCTGTATAACAGAAGGAGATAAGAGGGTGAATGATGTTCACATGCTAGTTTATACTCAAAACTGGGATGAGATTGCAGTGGATCCAGAGAGATTTGAGAAGATAAAGGATGGTAGAATTGTTGCAGAATTTACAGGAGGAGGGCACAACGTTGCAGAACACAAATAAGAACCTTGACAACCTCTATGATGAGGTGTTAAAATTCTATGGATATCCACCTAGAAATAATGAAGTATCAAGTAGTGTATCTGAAGCCGAAAAAGAACAAGTTCAGCAAGCAAACAGCAACATTTTTGAAGATTGATGATGCCATTTTTTGGGAATCGCATGTGAAAGAAGAGGGATGCGTTAATGTCGAAGTCGTGCCAATTTTTGCAAACTGATTTATCTGAGCCTATATTAATTGATGGAGAGTTAGCATATCCAGCTGTTTACCGATATCCACTTCCTGGATATTATGTAACTAAGAGTGCAAAGGTATACAGTCTCTTGAGATTCAAAAATAGAGTTCACTTGATGACACCTAGAAATTCAAAAGATAAACTCCATCAAAAATTAGATTTTACTTTACCTGAAAACTGGGATCCAACATATAGTTACAGTTGCAGACAAAAGAACAGCAAGAAAGCTAGAATAACATTGTATCTCCATCAGTTAATGATGGGAACATTTAGATCTATATACGATCATCCACCAAAAGAATTGGAAGATAGTTGGTTTGAAGTTATCACTCCTGATATGGTTGGGCAGAGAAGAATCCCACCTAAGGTTATAGACTGGGTGAGGGATACTGTTTTTATTGATCACTTAGATACTAATCCTAAAAACAATCTCTTAGATAATCTTGAGTATAAAAAGCCTAGAGATAACTCTAGAGCAGCAATTGAGTTTTATGATGGCAATTTTCATAATGCCAAAAAGAATGTAAAAAAGAAAAGAACCAAAAAAGAAAAGCCATTACCTAATCTTTTAGAAATCCTTTCTTAAATAAAATATTTTTATCCATCCCCCCTTGACTGGGGGGATAATTTTTGCTATCCTTTACAAGTAAATGATTGATTCTATGAAACTTCGTGACCACCAGCAAAAAGCTCTAGATGCTCTGAAGTCTGCAAACAAAGGTTCTATCTATTGCCCTACTGGTGGTGGCAAGACCCTCATCATGATTTTTGATTGTCTGCGCAGACTTAATGAAGCTCAGCGTCCGATGACTATTGTTGTCTGTGCTCCGAGAATTCTTCTGGCGAGTCAGCTTGAGGCTGAGTTTAGTGAGCACATTCTTAGTAACGTTGCTATTCCTGCTCACATTCACAGCGGTGAAACTAAGCACTTCAAGACCACGAATCCAGACAAAATTGCTGGTTTCGTGAAGATGGCAGAGCAATCTAATAGCCATCGTATTCTGTATACTACCTATCATTCTCTTCCTAAGATTATCGATAGTGGTATTGATATCGATGTCATTTACTATGATGAGGCTCACAACTCGACTGGTAGAAACTTCTTCACCAGCGTGTTTGCAATCAGCCAATATGCTCAGAATTGCTATTATTTCACTGCTACTCCACGAATCAGTCAAAAACATGCTAGGGGCATGAACAACCCTGAAGTGTATGGTAATGTTCTCATGAATATTCCTGCACCTAAGCTCATTGCCAACGGTAGCATCATTCCTCCCAAGGTTGTTGCTCATGAGACTGATTTTCTTCGTAGCAAAGAGACTGCTGCAACGGTAGATTCTAACACTGTTGTTGATATCGTTGATTCTCTCGATGAATCTGCTGCTGCTAAGATTCTTGTGGCTGCACCTAGCACCAAAATTCTTTGGAACATGCTCAGTCAGAGTGATGTTCTAGAGCGTCTCTCTGAGCGGGGATATGATATCCTCCACATCACTTCTAAACATGGGGCTTATGTCAACAAACAAAAGGTCAACCGCGAAGTATTTTTTGACACTCTCACCGAATGGGGTAAGGATCCGCAGCGGAAATTCATTCTCCTTCACTATTCCATTCTCAGCGAAGGGATCAACGTCCCAGGGCTTACGCACACAATCCTGCTTAGGAATCTCAACATCGTTGAAATGGCGCAAACTATCGGGCGTGTTATTCGAGTTGATCGACAAGACGCCGAAGATATTGCGACTGGGGTGCTTGTTCCTGGTGATTGTCAATTTTATCGCAAACCCTGTGGCTACGTTACTGTGCCTGTTTACACTAATTATGGTTCTCAGATCGTCAAACGTCTCCAAACAGTAGTTGATGCCATCTTCCTGAAGGGTGTGCCACCTCTTGCACTGGCTTGAGCCCTTGCAAGGGGGGCTATGCCCTGTTATAATTAAACTGTAATTAAATCACCACTATGCTCTGGAACATCAACGCTCAGCAAATTGCTGATGGCTATGGTATTAGTCTGGATGAGTTCATCGACACTGTAAATGGCAGTGGAACTTCACCTATCACTGAGGCTGCTGTTGCCAAGCTTCTTGGTGGTGAACGTGTTGTTGGAAAACAACTTCCTTACGATGTTGTGGTTAAAGAACGACTCAATCAGCTCATTGAGGTTCGCAACATCTGTAAGACACAATATGTTTTCTTTTCTCCATCTACAGCAACTGGCAAGGGTCGGTTTTATGATGAGAATGATTACAAAAAGAAATTGAGTTCTGTAGATTCATATGTATTCTGTGATCTACGAGCCCGCTTCACTGAAGCTCCAAAATTCTATGAGATCCCTGTTGACAAAGTAGTAGAATTGACGGAGAATGGAACGATCAAAGACGGCAAAGTAACTGTAAAGCAGTTCTTTGATCTCTTCCCCTATGACCAATATGCCCTCAAGCCCTGATATGCAAACTAACATCATCCACGTTGGTGACAACATCACTAACCTCAAGAATCTTCCTGATTCTTCAGTAGATATGTGTGTAACCTCTCCACCATATTACAATCTCCGAGACTACAAGAGCGATGGTCAGATTGGGGCAGAATCTAGTGTAGCTGATTTTGTAGAGAATCTGTGCCAAGTCTTCGATGAAGTCTATCGTGTTCTGAAGCCCAGTGGATCCTGCTGGGTGAACATTGCAGACACTTATGACAAGAAAAGGCTGCTGCAAGTTCCTAGTAGGTTTGAGATTGCTATGTCTGATAGAGGCTGGCATCTTAGGAACGAAATAATTTGGAATAAACCAAATCCTCAACCAATCTCATCTAAAGATAGGTATTGGTCGAACCATGAGAAGTTCTTTTGGTTTGTGAAGGATGTCAAAAAGTATTATTTTGATCGTGATCCTATGATGGTTCCTCAGGCAGAGATCTCTATTCGAAGGATGTTCTCTAAAAATAACGTAGACAAGCGTAAAGATGCCCAGGTAGATGATAAAGAGGGATTTTCCCTCAGTTCTGCCAACCAAGACAAGCATTATGCCAGGATGCGCGAGGAAACAGGCATCGACAGGGATTTTAACTACGAAGAGCTTATTGCTTCGGGCAAATGCCCCAAAAGACCCACATTTACGGTCTGGGATGTATCATCAACGACTTATGGTGGGGCTCACTTTGCAGTTTATCCTCCAGAATTGATTGAAAAGCCTATTAGAACCTGCTGCCCCGATGGTGGGGTGGTGATCGACCCCTTCATGGGATCTGGCACCACTGGAGAGGTTGCTGTTAAATTTGGTAAACAGTATATTGGCTTTGAGCTGAATCCAGAGTATGCTAAACTAGCAGAGAAACGTATCCGAGACTCTCAAGGTCTTCTTGCCCTACTATGAAAAAGCTCATTCTGGCTACACTTTTAGCAATTGCACCATATCCAGCTCAGGCTGAACCTGGATTCTATAATTGTTATTTTAATCGAGTCGGGGAGAGGATCTGTCAGTATGATCCTGGTGCAGTTGCCCGCCAAAATTACACTTGGCTGCCACCTTATAGACCTTATGGATATGGGTATGGCTGGGGAAATGGTTATGGATATGGTCAGCAATGTTTGTATCAGTATCGTGACAAAAACAATTACTGGTGTGTTCCCATGCCATAAATAAAATCAAAAATGAATTATTATTATACTTGGTTCGCTTTATTTGCTATTATCGCATATGTGATAGTTGTAGATCCTAATGTAGCAAAATATATTACCCTTCTATGGAAGTTGGCTGTGGTCAATTTCCATAGATTTATTTTTTGGGTTAAATTTTATCCTCGCCTACGTTGGGATACTTGGAATTTGAAAAGAATGGGCGAAAAACGTGCCAGAGAATTAAGAAAGGAACTTGACATGAAACTCGAAGAAGAGTAAAATCATATGAAAGATGAATATTATTTTCCATTAGATCCAACTACACCATGGTTTGAGTGGATATCATATTTGGAATGTTGTAAGAGTCTAGAAGTTGAGCCATCGATGACTAGATTTTTGAGATATCATCAATATTTGAAAGAAGTAGGAATCAAATGAATCAAACGACACCACAGACAGTTAAAGAAGCGAATGAAGGTTTGTTTCATTCCACGATGAATCTTCCTGAAGCAGCCAGCCACTGTGGAATGACAATTAAAGAAATGAAGATGACATTTCGTGAGTATCTAAAGTATCATCCACCCTTGTATCCATAATGTATAGCACACCAGTAAGAGGAACAGCACCAAAGAAAAATAGAACCACCTTGAATTGGTGGGAGTATTGGATCGGTCATTGTTGGATGACTGGATGGCAAACTATTCGTTGTAATTTTAGAGTGTGGGCAGATCTCATGAGTTCATCTTATGAGAATTATGCCCTCCTCAGAACAATAGAAGATCCAGAACAAGAGTGTATTGACTGGTTCTGGGTTGGATTAAATGATGACGATGTTTATCCAAAAGAATTTCTTGAAAGCTTAATGCAAATGATGGATCGTGTTGATCGTGGTGAGGAAAAACTCATTCCCCTTGATGAAGATTTCTTTGATCGACTAAAAAATCTTGTAGAAGATGTGGAGCTAGGAGAAGATGAGATCGGGTGATACAGTTAAATTCCTTGGATGCTCTAAAGAGCAAATCAACTGGGGAAACAATGATGATCCAACAGGCATTCTCATTGTAGGAGACAAATATCATGTTGAGAAGGTGGAAATTCACTCTCAACACACTAAAATAGAATTAAGAGGAATAAAGGGAAAATTCAATTCAGTTTGCTTTGATGTATTACCAAAACCAAAAGCTAAACGAAATTTTTAGAGACACTTGGCCTAATTTAGGATGGGCAAAAATGAAAGATGATGCTCCATGGTTAAACACTACTTATGATGGATTTATGACACACGAAGAAATGCTTGAAGAAGCTGCGAAACGAGAAGAAAAGCCATTTTATCGTTTCTTTGCGATTGATTATTTTGCTACTGGTGAAGGTCGATCATTCTGGTTAATGATTTGTCGTAACTATCAATCTTATGATGGTAGAGACAGAGAGAAAGAAAAATTCACTAAATTCGTTGATTGTGACCATTACATGTATGGATTTGAAGAACTCGCAGAAGAAGAGTTCATGGAGAAGTATGCTAAACTTATCCCAGAACATGTAAAAGTGCAGGTTAATCGTAGAGATCAACCAATCTTTACTTGGCAAACACATTCACACGTTAACTATTCATGACTAAACTTTGTAAAGATTGCAAATGGTATCGTAAGGATTGGTTCTCTCACCTTATGGGAATGGGACACCGACACGATACTTGCAAATCACCAAATACTTCACAAAATCTTGTAACTGGTAATGAGAGCAGGTTCTGTGATATGCTCCGTGCTAAGTGTTGGGAATCACTTGATTACTCTTGTGGTCCTGATGGTAGATTTTGGGAGGCAAAATGACACACGATGAATATTGGGGAATGAGTAAGTGGGAATGGTTTCGTGAGGGATTTTTCAATATTAGATATATCATAGATTGTCATGAAACGGTTGAGCACTTTCCTGATGACTTCTGGGAGGCATTATCTTGGGGTTGGATGTGTGAATATATCTATCCTTATGATGACCCATACAATCCATATCTTTCCCCAGAACGTAAATTAAGATTAGGTAGGTGGTAATGACTGAAAGAGCGCAAAAACTAATGGATTCTGTGTGGAATGAGCGTAACACATGGGCAGACAGCGAGCAAAAGCTTGTTGCTGCTATCATTCGCAAAACTATGGAACATGTGAGAACTATGACAGCCCAGAAGCTCAACAACTTGACAGTGCTTGACAAGGGTGATATGATGACACTATCCAAAGAAGTGGAGAATCTCCCATGAAACTGTTTGATTATCATCATGTTTACGATTATGGGCACGAATGGTATTTGAATGTATTCTGCACCAGACTGTTCAATCTATTCCAATTTAACTTAGATTGGTCACACTATGCTGCTAGACCATTATTCTTAATGAATATCTTAGGGGAGAGTTTGATTGGATTTAACTTTTCTGTATATAAACTAACCATCTCATTTGACTTCCTTGCATATCGTCAACGCGAATTAGATTGGTATCGCCAATGAACTTTCCAGTGTTCTTAAACAAGTGGATAATCGGATTTAAACCGATTAAGTATACAATTTTCTGGTATTGGTATCGTCTAATCAATCATGATAATTGGCGAATGGATGACCACCAACGTTATGCTGAGTTCTGGTTGAATCTCAATCATGGTTGGGATCATATGAACTATGTTCACAAGTTTGAAGAGTATTGGGGTAAAGGATCATATCCACCAGAACGTATTGTATTATCTCAACAAGATTATGATGCTTTAATGGAACGTATCAATGCTCCACCCGATCCAAAAGTGATGGAAAGATTTAAAGAAATACTAAACCGAAAAGCACCATGGGATGATGACTATGAGCAACCCACTACTTGATAAATTTGACGAAATATATGGAAAATCTAAGGTAGAAACTGAGGAAGAAACTAAGGAAGAACCTGTAGATAAACGAAAAGAAATTCTTGAAGAAGCAGAAGAAGAATTTGATAGAATTATAGGTAGTTATACACCATTCACGACATCAAGTATAGGCATTACTCCTGTCAATCCAACAGCAAAAGGAACACTTTCTATTAACGGTGGTGGTGAACTAACAGTATTTGATGGTAGTAATGATGTTGTAATACCTACAGGAACCGTGAGTAATGGTTCTTTACATATGAACGATAGTTATGTCACAGCAAACACTTTAACATCTCATGTTGTTAAACACAAGATGTTTGCTATAGATCCTCAAAATGAATTGGAGGAACAGTTTTGTAGAATTCTCCGTGATGTCACAGACAAACGAGCAATTGTAACAGGATTGACTGTTAATTCTGATGGTGGTGGCAGATTAAATTACTCTATTGAAATTACTGGAACATATCCGTAAAACTTATCAGTGCTTGACAGACCACGATCCACCTGTTATTCTAATTGAAATTCAACAGCACCATGAACTACGATTTTCCTGACATCAATCATATTGACGATGTGATTCCTCATATTGAAGACCGTCCTGAGTTCAAGGTGATAGTCAAGGATTGGTACACTGTTATCAATTATATGGTGGCGCTTGAGGATACGTTCTCTCTTGTTCGTGAGCGTAGTCACTATAACATGAAGATGCGTCGGGAATGCCGTGGTTTAATCTTCGATACTGAAACTGGTCAAATCATTTCTCGTCCGTATCACAAATTCTTTAATGTTGGTGAGCGGGAAGAAACTGCTATCAATAAGATTAATCTATATGAACCTCATGTAGTTCTGGAGAAACTGGATGGTTCCATGATCCGTCCGATTCCTACGAAAGAAGGTTTTCGTCTTGCTACCAAAGCAGGTATTACTGATGTAGCAATGAATGCTGAGTTGTTTATTGCCGACAAACCACAGTATCGTGAGTTCATTCTTGCCATGCTTGATGGCAATATGACCCCCATCTTTGAATGGTGTTCTCGTAAAAATCGTATTGTGGTAGATTATCCAGAGGATCAACTGATTCTCACTGGTGTTCGTAATACCATGATGGGTAATTACATCCTTCACTGGAACTTGGAAGAGTTTGGTGAACACTATGGTATCCCTGTTGTAAAAGCAGTGGATGGTCTTGCTGTTCAAGATATTAACTTGTTTGTTAAGCAGGTTCGGGAATGGGATGATGGTGAGGGTATTGTGCTACGATTTAACAGTGGGCACATGGTTAAAGTGAAAGCCGATGAGTATGTGCTTCGCCATAAATCAAAAGATCAAATTAATCAAGAGAAGAATGTGATTCAAACTATCATTGATGAATCTGTTGATGATCTTGTGCCTCTGCTAACTCCAGAGGATGCAAATCGTGTCAAGCAATTCCAAACTGCATTCTGGTTATCTGTGGATGATCTTGCATCTGAAATGGCAGATCTATATGTTGCTGGAAACACAATGTATCCAGAGAAAAAAGACTTTGCGGTTGAATTTGTTCAGAAGAAAGTTCTTCAAATTCATGCTCCAATCATGTATGCTATGAAAGGTGGAAAGACTGCTAAGGAAGTTATTGTTAAAATGATTGGCAATTCTTTGTCAACACAAACTAAAATTGATGAAAATCGTTGGCTGTGGGGAGGTCTCTTGTGGAATGTGTAATGCTTTGTGGAATTCCTACTTCTGGAAAATCCACATATGTTGAAAAACTGAAGACACTAGACTACTGGAAAGATGCAGTAGTTCTTTCTACCGATAACTATATTGAAAAATATGCAGAACGTGTCGGTCAAACTTATAATGAAGTATTTGATGATGTGATTCCTGATGCTACTCGGGAACTTGAACTTAATTTCATTATGGCAAAGGATAAAGGAAAGGATATTATCTGGGATCAGACAAACTTATCGATCAAGACCCGAAAGAGAAAACTTTCTAAACTCCCTTCCATGTATCGTCGTTGTGCTGTATACTTTGAAGTGAGCTATGAGGATGCCATCCAACGAAACAAAACCCGTGAAGGTAAGTTCATTCCTGAGAGTATTCTCCACCGAATGTGGCACCAGTTTGAAATTCCAACCTTAGAAGAAGGATTTGATTATGTCGAATGCGCAACAAAACAGGAATTGCTATATCTTTGATCTTGATGGCACCATCTGTGATGTTCGCCATCGTAGACAATATGTGGCAACAAAGCCCCGCAACTGGGATGCTTGGAATGCTGGTCTGGTAAATGATACACCTAATGTAGCAGTTCAGAAAGTATTTCAAGCACTTCGTAATGATCAGGAAGTTGACTTGATTATTGTTTCTGGTCGTTCAGATGACTACAAAGAACAAACGATCAAGTGGTTGACTGACAACGAAATCTTTTATGATGAGATCTATATGAGAAAGTATAAGGATCATCGTGATGATGCTGTTGTCAAAGGTGAGATTGCTGACGAAATTGAGAAGACACACAACATTCTTGGTGTATTTGATGATCGGCAAAGGGTAGTGAATATGTGGATTGAGCGTGGCATCTGGGTGTTTGATGTGGGTCAGGGCAAGGGCAATTTCTGAACTGGCACAAGGGGCTTGACAGCCCCTTTTTTATGGCATAGAATTCATTTAAGTCAACAAAAGGCAATCATGTCTAACAACTCTTCTTCATCTTCATCTGGCATCGGCTTCCCTGGTCTGCTGACTGTTTTGTTTATTGGCTTGAAACTTACTGGTCATATTACTTGGTCTTGGGTCTGGGTTCTTTCTCCTCTGTGGATTAGTGCTCTGATTGGTCTTACCATCATTGCTATTGTGTTTATTATTGCTCTTGTTAATGGGTTCTTCAAATGAATACTGTGCGTAAACTTGCTTCGATCAAACCTATCACCTACATCAAACCTATCGAAGGTGCTGATGCTATTGAATGTGCCATCGTTGATGGTGGTTGGCCCGTAGTTGTCAAGAAAGGTGAGTATAAGGTTGGTGATATTGCCATCTACCTTGAGATTGATAGTTGGGTGCCCCACGAACTTGCTCCATTCCTCAGTAAGGGTCAAGAACCCCGTGAGTATAATGGTGTGAAGGGTGAGCGTCTCAAAACTGTCAAACTTCGTGGTCAAGTTAGTCAGGGTCTTTTGCTGCCGATTGAACTTACCTTCTGGCGTGATATTGGCACTGATCTTACTGAATCGCTGGGCATTCAGAAGTGGGAACCACCTATTCCTGCTCAACTTCAGGGAACGATGAGGGGTAACTTCCCACACTTCATCCCTAAAACTGACCAGGAGCGTTGCCAGAACCTTCGTAAAAACATCTTTGAAACACACAAAGATGAGACCTATGAAGTTACTCTCAAACTTGATGGTAGCAGCACTACGATCTATATCAAAGATGGTGAGGTTGGTGTGTGTTCCAGGAATATTGATCTGAAGGAAACTGAAGGTAATAGTTTCTGGAAAGCAGCACGGGAACAGAATATCATTGAAGCTTTGCTTGAACTGAGTAAAGAAAAAGGTGAAGAGTATGCCATTCAAGGTGAGTTGATTGGTGAAAGTATTCAGGGTAATCCTGAGAAACTCAAAGGTCAGCGTTTCTACCTGTTTGACATCTACAGTATCACTGAGGGTCGCTATTTTAAACCCTTTGAGCGTTATACCGTTCTCGACCAACTGAGGATGCTTGGTGCTGATGTGGAACACGTTCCTATCATCGACCAACACGTTTTTCTCACCCAACAATACGAAACCATTGATGACCTTCTTAACTTTGCTGAAGGTCCATCGTTGAACCCACAGACCAAACGTGAAGGTATTGTATTCAAATCGTGGGATAGTGATTTCACTTTCAAAGCGATTGCTAACTCGTATCTCCTAAAGCATAAAGATCGATGAAACCAAAATATCATGTGATTCTTGAAATGGCAATTGAGCAGGGTGTGCAACGTGGTTGGCGTCTTGCTCACAAACATGTGGAAAATCCTGAAGAGCATGTAATTATTGATCGTATCAATGATGAAGTGATGTCTTCTATTACTGATTACTTTACCTTTGAAGATCATGACTTTATCTGATACCCTTGAATATTTCATCGATGATACCCAAGCATATCTGAATGATCTTGAGTGGGAGATTCGTGAAGAAACAAACTATGATGATGAGGGGCATGAAGAACGAATGAATGATTTCTGTGAGCAATATGATGAGCATAAACAAAGATTAGAAGATCTTAGACAAATTAAAAAAATTGTAAATGCGGTCAACAAAATTATGGAGATTGGAGATTAAGAGGAGAAAATGAAATGACCTACCTCATTACCTATCACTATAAAAACGATTTGGAACAACGACACCAACAACACAAAACGATGCAGATGGCTATTGCGACTGCTAATCTTCTGATTGCTCACGGAGATTATGTGATTGATAGTATTACTACTGAATATGATGAAGAAGGATGAAACTCATAATCAAATACTTACTTCAAGTGCCTCTACTTTTCTTTTTTGTTACTGGGGTAAACTCAATTGTTGGTGATGACTATTTGATTTCTTTTCTGATTGCATTTGGTGCCTTACTTCTTTATACTACTGGTGATTATTATGAATAAACTCTTCCAATACGATAAAAAAGTTTGGGATGATGGTCAAACCTCTCATACTTGGCAGTTTGGTGTCTTCAAAAATCATTCATTTCTGTGGGTGAATTATGAAAATCCTACCGCTCATCATTGGTCTTCTGGTGGATTTCATGTCACACTTTCTTTTCTTGCCAGTTCTCTTTTTGGTGTAGAACTCAACAACGACAAACAATCTCTTGCTTTTGAATTTTTCACAGAATACTTTGATGGGTGGAATGACTGATGTTCAACTTCAAAGAGGACTGGGAAGAACCAACTCGTAAGGCAATTCAAAAAATGATATCCTATAAGGGATACATTCCATCCAAAGACCTCAACGAGCATCAGTATCAAACCTATCTTCAAGTAGCATCACCATACGAACTGGAAAAAGACATTATCCATGAAGCCACGATGCGTAAAGTTATTAGAGGTGTATTATGAAAGTTTATGATTACCGAATTGAAGAATGCTTTGATTTTGATTGTATGACTACTTACTATGTTATTCAAAGATATAATGTTGTTCAAGCAGAGTATGTTCTTCACTCAACAAAAAGATTTGGACAACTTATGCAAGCAAAAGAGGCAATTAGGATGTTAAGGAGATACAAAGAACCAATTTATCATTATATGGAGTGAGAAATGACAAAACTCTACAATCGTCCTATGAACTTCTTTGAGAAAATCCAAATTGGCTGGTGGTGGATTGGAGAAATCTTTGATGAATGGTGCTATACTATGAGAAGTGAAGACGGAGAGTTCTTTAACTATCTTCAAAGTGATTATGTTGCTTATGAGGAGGAAATGTATTATGCCTGACGACCTTCAAAGAGAAGAGGAAATCTTTCTCAAAGCACTCAAAGAATACAAAGAGAAAAAATCACAAGAACCAACAGACAAAACTACAAACACTCTACCAGCAGTAATCGCAGCAGTATTATGACTAACGCAGCATACAAAGTTTGGGAAGCATTCAAAGCAGAATTGATTGTAGAACCCACAGATGATATGAAGGAAGCACTAGCATCGGCAATTCGTGAGATTGCTGACCAACTCTACTTTGACCCTGTTGTAGATTATCTAAATCGTCTTTCCTATAATGTGGAGGCTCTATGACTAACCATAAACAAGAACGAGCACAAAAGATTATGAGAGCATACGAAGCAGAGGATACTTACAACTTTCCACAGGACGGAGTTGCTGCTGCTATTCGTGTGATTTCTTCTCACATTCATAGAAGTGGAGTTCTTGAAGATGAATCTTGGCTTCTTCATATTGCTGATGAACTGAATGAAATTGCTAACGAACTGGAGGCACTGAAATGAAAAACTTTGATGAACTTGATTGGATAGTTTTGTCTGTATTCTTTATTATAATCGTTGCTGCTACTTCTATCACTTATAGTGAGCAACAACAACGAGCACTCTTTCAACAAACATACAATAAGAACTTGGAGTGTCGTCAAGCACTCAAAGATCAAACAGTAGGACGAATTACTGATATTTGTGGAACTGTTCCTGTGGTTGGGGATTTTGTGAAATGACTGAAAGATTAAATCATAAATTAGATGTAAGTAAAATCAAAACTCTTAAAGATGTAAAGAATGTCTTTGAGTGTATGGGTTTGTATTCTAATGCGAGTGCAGACAACGAACAGTATGAACTCCTCAAAGAATACTTCACCATCCCGAATGAGCCACAAGAAATCAAATTTGAATTACCACGCAAGTCATTAGAAGAAATCTCACAAGAGTTTGATGAGAAGATTGATAAACAGATTGAGGATGTAAAATATAAGTTCGCAGCACTCAAATATCGTCAAGAGTATCAGTTTAGTAAAAAGATTACCAGGATTATTGAGGATATTGAGTATGCGAAAGAACACGGACAATTCCCAGTCAGACTTACATTAGGTTACTCTAATCTTGTTGCGACTGGTAGTAACATTACTTCCAATTTTGTGATTAAATCTGGTGGTAAAGAAGTTGGATATTATACATTCGGTAATGGGTATTTGAAGTATTATATGAATAAGAAACCGACTGCTATTAGTCGTTGGTTTATGAAAAATTGTCTTTCTTTTGTATGGGTAGATGAGAAATGAACAAAGTAAAATTCACATACATCACACGAACTATTGATCCTAAGACTCGTATTCATTATCTTGATGCTGTTGATGCGAATGGTGTGCATTGGTCTGCTCAAATGACCCACCAAGAAGAACCTTGGATTATCTACAAAGAAGTTTGGAAGAAAGACCCTCAACAACCATTAGACCTATGACTGAATTTCAACCAACACCACAAACACCAGAACAAGTTGCCGATGGATTGCGTGATGCTTTTAGACAAGCAATGAAAGATGGTGTGATGGATGCTACTCCTTATCTTAAACAAATGACTATCAAAGCAACTGAACTTGAGCCATATCAAATAATCAAAGATGGCGACTGTATTTACTATCGTGGTGTAAAATATCAACGAGTAGAGAAACCAAAACCCACCACACTCTATGATATTATTGCTGATTGGTGGGATGAAATCTTTATCAACAACAATCCTTCAGGACAAAATATTGAAACCCTGGTAGAACAGATTGAAGAATGGTTGCCCAAAGAACAATCTGCTGCTGGTTCTCAAAACGCTTATGTTGAGTGTAGTGTAGAAGGTTTCAATGATTGTCTCACTAAAATCAAGAGTAAATTACGATGACTAAAATTCACTTATTTGTGCAGGAAGGTTGTAGACCTTGCATGTATGCTGAAACGCAACTGAAGAAGGTAGAAGGTTGGGAGAATGTTGTTACCATCACCAATGCGAAAGAGAATGGAGTGTGGTCACAATTTGCCATTGATTGTGGTGTTGATGTGACACCAACTTTAGTGGCACTCATCGATGGTGTCATCGTCGCAAAGATGGTAGGATCAAAGGAAATGACCACTGACTTTTGGAGGGCAACTGTAGAAAAACATGGCAGCATCTAAAGAGACAGAAAAGTTTCCATATGAAAAGTTTCCTTACCGTCTAGAATATCAAGACGGTAAGGATAGAAAAATATGTTGGTTTGAATGTGAAGAGCACTTGACAAAATACATAACAAGATATAAGCTAAATGATGTTGGTGCTTTGGTAGAAGTTTCTGATGGTAGGGTTTTAAATGTTACCACACCAAAGAAAAAGAAATCAAAGCAAAATCTATTTTCATCTTTGGATCAGTTCTTTACATCAAATGAAACAAATAAAAATGATGTGGCGGTGGTGGGCAAAAGCCCTAGGGCAAAAAGCAAGCGAGTGTGATGTAGAATCAGATAAAGTTGCAATCATTCGCACACTTATCTTCAGCACATATCTTATCACAAATGTCTTCATTGTTGCTGGTGTAATTAGACATTGGAATGACAATGCTCAACCTATTATTATAAAACAGTATGAACTACGCTGACATTACCAAGCTTGAGAATTGCCCAGAATGTGAAGCTAATTGGGTTGCTGCACCAATTCCAGAAAAGTATTGGGAGAATTATTCTCCGCCATACTTTTATAGTCGTGTGATTGGTGTTGAACTTTTGGGTGAAGATAGAATTAATCATTGGGTCTGCCCAGACTGTAAACATCAATTCCCTCGAAGTTATGGATGATATTCAAGATCAAATAAACAATCTAGAAACTAACATCAGGGGCATCATGTTCATGATACCTGACATTCAAGACACACTTGATAAGATAGATGCTAGACTCAGAAAGTTGGAAGACTACATTATAGGAGATGGTAAATGAGTAAATGTCATGCACTAGAACAAGTTAGTGGATTTATCTATGATGCACTAAATGAAGATGACGTTTCCCCAGAGGATGTGACAGAAGAAATTAAGGTTGTTCTACTTGAAGGTATTAACCATCATCGCACAATGTTAGAAAAATTTGAAAGACTTTATTCTTATTTTGGAGACTAATTATGCCCCTCAACTTAAAGCCAGAACACGAAGCTGAATGGTTCGCTCATTTTGATTTGCGTTTAGATAGGTATGCACG